TTAGGGATAGCGGATGGGCGCGATAAAGCCGAGTTCGAGCAGCTGCCTGGAACCCGAGAATCGCGTCGAGCATGCATCGGAAAAGTCGAATTCACCCGTCTCCTGAAGACCCTCCAGCATCTTGCGGTAGACGGCCGCAGCGTCGAAGTACTGCCCGTCGGCGACTGCCTGCTCGATCTTCTCTTTGTAGTCGGAGAAGAACTTGAAATGCAGCAGCACGCCGGAGACGGCGGGGAAATTCCTTTCGCAGGGCAAGGGCTGGTGAATGCTGACGCCCAGGCTGCATTCCTTGTCCCAGAAGATGACAGGATATTTGATGAGTTCGAGCAGATGGGCGAATTTGCGCTTGCGCGGGCCGCCCGTGATGCTGATCGCCCGCTTCGTATAGCTGATCTCGTATCCGGAGCCGTCGAAATGATCGGCGATTTCCCACGGCATGCGGCCGTCGTCGCTGTCGAGCGTGGCAGCCCCGAGCCGTCCGGTCGGATACATGTCGAGCATGGGGGCTGCGAGGCGCTTTTCCCCTCTGCTCTCCAATGCCTGCAGAAGCGCACCGAGCGGCCGGTTCTCGCAGTCCTCGTAAATCAGGAACTCGTCGGAATCGACATTGAGATACCACCGGTCCCAGCCATAGCGCTCGAAGAGAGCCTCGCGCCATTCACGCCCCCTGCGGGCATCGCGATACCGCACCGGCGAACTCCAAAGGTCCACATCGGCCTGCGCAAGCAGATAGTCCCGCGTCCCGTCCGACGATACGTCGTCGACGCAGATGAAGCGGGTAACGCCGAGCCCTCTGTAGTGCGCCAGAAACGACGGCATCAACTTGCGATCGTTATGCGTATTGAACACGACGGGAATGTCGCCTTTGCCGAGAGGCCTCTGGCCGCCCTCGGTCAGGCATGACATTTCGATCGGTCGCCTCCGCTTGCGAACACGCGCCGTGAGCTTGTAGGTCTCGTACCGGGTAAGCACGCGATCGAATATCCCTCTCCGATCCCGCTCATTCTCAGCTTGGCGAGAAGGATAGTGAAGATCTTTCAAGGTTCGCTCCGATCGGCCGCTGCAGGAGGATGCGTTTATCGGCATCGCCACGGGAATTCAACTCCGCCGCAACTCGAGGCGCTTGCCGCCGCAAGACTTCGGGCCAATGCGCTAGAACGCAAACGGATACCGCGGTCGCAGGCTCCGGGTCCCCAACTTGACGAAGTTCTTGAGTTTTCCCGGAATATGTTCGCGCCGGTCATAGGCCTCCAGGAGGTTCGCAGATCTGCGATCCTCGTGGAAGCGGGCGATCCACTCTTCCGTCAGATCGTCGCGCTGGACTGCCATTGATGTCTGCAGCTGCGCCGGTAGCGGCACCTGCAAGTGCTCCGCCAAGTGGCTGACGAATGGAATCGGATCGGCGGCGAGCTCCTCGTAGACGAATTCGGCAAATTCAACGCCGGTGAGTTCCAGATAGCTTTGCCAAAAGGCATAGCTGTCGCGAATGTAGAAAAAGCATCGGGCGATCTGCTCGAAGTCGTATTGGGGATTGGCCCTTCCCTCGACGTGAGCGGCAAAACTACGTGTTTGCCTCGCCCGCGCATAGGATATCGCCTGCCTCAGCGTATCCCTGCGCCGCAGGAATACGAGCGCAACGTCATGCATGGCGAGGCAATGCTGAATGAAATCCCTTCCATAGACCTCATGCGTCACGAAAAGCTGGTTCGGGAATATCTTCGAGCCGAAGACGCCGTTCGGCGTAGAGCACTTCCTGAGGAGTTCCTGAAAGAATGCGTCCCATGACAAGGCGCCGGTATCCAGCCGATGGATCTTGGGCGAGAGCCACTCGCTCGAGCGCCCCATATTACCGGCGCCATTGACGAGCGAACCCAGCCAGTTCGACCCGCTTCTCGCCTCCGTCAGGAGCAGATAACCTCGCATGAACTCTCCGTCCGAACTCGCTTCGAAGTCCCAGCCAGGCGGTCGTTAGAGATGAATATTGGCTTTTTTAGCACAAGCTGATGATCCGACGGTTCGAGACCATCCGAGAAAGCCGCCTTAGATTGGCTTGACAAATTCATTGGACGAATACACATGCGTGTGTATTGTCGTATCAGATGAAGAGCGGCGACATTATTGCAGCATTGCAGAAGGACGGATGGTACGAGGTTGCGACCAAGGGCAGCCACGTTCAATTCAAACATCCGAAAAAGCACGGCCGGGTTACCGTTCCTCACCCGAAGAGGGATCTACCAATCGGTACCCTCAGGAGCATTGAAAAGCAGTCCGGTTTGAAATTGAGGTAAGGCCATGCGCAACTATATCGGATTGATCCACAAGGACGCCGAGAGCGATTACGGCGTTTCCTTTCCTGATTTTTCCGGCGTCGTGACCGCCGGTGCCGACCTCGACGACGCGCGCGCTATGGCAGAGGAAGCCTTGGCCTTGCATATTGAAGGGCTGGTAGAGGACGGCGAGGCCATCCCGGAGCCCTCCTCCCTTGAGGTTGTCATGTCCGACGCCGAGAACAGGGATTGCGTCGCTATTCTCGTCGCGGTGAAAACCGAGGCAAAAAGAGCCATTCGAGTGAACGTTACGCTTCCCGAAGGTGTCCTGAAGCAGATAGATGCCTTCGCCGAAGCCCACGGCCTTACGCGGTCTGGATTTCTTGCTCGTGCTGCAACGCACGAGATCGAACGGGCAAATGACGGCCACGACGCCTATGCGGAATCCCGCTTGTCGGCTTTGGGCACTTCCAGCAAAAATGTGTAACGCTTTTCCATGCGGAAGCGCGTACTTTCAAAAGCTTGGAACGAGTGTCCATGCCTTAAGCAAGGCATTGGTATCCGGCAAGCAATGAACGGATCTTTGAGAAGAAGAGAAGAATGGTGGGTGATCACGGGCTCGAACCGTGGACCCGCTGATTAAGAGTAATCTATTTTAGTCTGAACAGCCTACAAAACAAGTAAAGCGGTTTCCAATGCTGTGCGATAACTACACCCAAAAACGCGGAACGTTTCGTGAATTGGAAACCGCAAATTAGGTGTTCTTGAGCTGATCTGCAACAGGAATTTCGAATACGGTCGCGTCATCGCCTCGCGGCTTGATTCACTCTTCGCGGATGTTGGGTGATGCATAGAAAGTAGAGCTCGCTCCTGAGCGAGCTCTCTTCTAAAATAATGTTTCAATGAACGACTTTAATATAATACCCCTAAAACGGTACTGGTACGTCGCGAGCATCGCTGAGTCCAATCACGTAAAATATCGCAGCGACTTCGCCGCCCTACACCAGCATGAGTGCGAGCGGTACTGATCGAGTATTCTCACGGTAACTGGGAGTGAAGCGGACACGGCACGATTTCGTGCGGAGTTACGCCTATTCCTCGATACCTTTGGAGAGTTGGAACACTGCCGCCTCGTCCTCTCTCGACCTTATCCCCTTGAACGACGCATGCCGCAGCTTTCCATCGTCGGTCCAGGCGCGGTACTCGACCTCGGCGATTAGGATCGGCTCGGTGAAGACGCGTGACCGTGGAATTGCGTCGATGGTTATCAAGAGTAGATTTCATGTGGTTGCCGGATTGACGAAAGCTGGAGCTTCAGCAACCTTGCTCGCATAACGAGCGAGGGACTCATGAGCACTATCGAAGAAAGCCTGCGCGCAATTTCTGAGCGTGTTAAGTCGCATTCCAGCACAATGGCAACTGAAGAAGCGGTGAAGACAGCAGTCGTCCTCCCCTTCCTGCGATCGCTGGGGTATGACGTTTTTGACCCCACAGAAGTTGTGCCCGAATTCACGGCCGATGCTGTGGGCAAGAAGGGCGAAAAGGTCGATTACGCCATCAAGATCGACAACGAGATTCGCATACTTATCGAGTGCAAACCGATATCAGTCGCGCTCGACAAAAAGCATTTAGATCAACTCTACCGCTACTTCAGCGTTACCAATGCGAAATTCGCGATCCTCACGAACGGTCGGACATTTAACTTCTACACGGATCTCGAAGCGCCCAACAAGCTCGACACGAGGCCATTTCTTGTTTTCGACGTTACCGATTTCAACGCGGGAGTCGTCACAGAGCTCCGCAAGTTTGAAAAGTCCGCCTTCAACGTCGCTGCAATTCTAGCGACGGCTGAGCGCCTAAAATATACCTCTGGCGTTAAGCAGGTCATCTCGAAGCTCATCGAAGAGCCGACCGACGAGTTCGTTCGCATAGCCTCGGGCGGTGTGTACGAAGGACGCATAACGGCTCAGGTCAAGGAAATGCTGACTGGGGTCGTGCGCACGGCCTTCCGCGAGGTGATTATGGACACCGTCAAAAGCAGGCTTTCCAGCGCCCTAGCCGACACCGAGGAGGTCATCGAAAAGATCGACACTCCGGTTGAAGAAGAGCCGGACGTCGTCACCACGGACGATGAGCGTGAAGGATACATGATTGTGAAAGCTATAGTTCGCGACACGATCAGTCCGAAGCGCGTCGTGATGCGAGATCAGAAGTCCTATTGTGGCATCCTGGTCGACAACAACAATCGGAAGCCCCTAGCGCGCTTGTGGTTCAATCGCTCGGTAAAATACATTGGCTTGTTCGACGGCGAGAACGAAGAGCGGCTGATAGTCGATAGCCTAGACCAGATCTACGAGTACAGCGATCGGCTGCGAGCAACAGCCAAGAAATATGCGGAGCTATGAGTTACCTGGGACTCTCGGCAGCGTTTCGGGTGCGTGTTTCAGTAAATCCCGGGCACCGACTTCAGTGAGTCGTTGACAGGGCGGATTGCGGTCGGTTCTCGGCTGCGCTGCTCCGCGCTGAGCATCAGCCGGACGTGAGGCCCAGCCCGGCATTGACCTTTCGCAGCAAGCGACCCCGCCACCAACATCCCGCGGCTCGTGGCGGGGTCTGCTCTAAATTGTTGCTGAGACGGCGAAGGTCGCGGCCATCGAGGTAAGCAGATCGAAGGCATAGAAGACGATGGCGCCGGCTTCAACTGCTGAGGGCAAGCGTCCCAACGCCCGCTGCAACATGCCGAAATCAGAGCGGCCCTGATCATCCAGAACGACCGCCTCCCCGTCGAGGATCGCCGTTTTCACGGCCAGGCGCCGTGCGTCGTCAACGATAGTCGGAAAGCGATCGGTCCAATCGTAGCCGCCGCGTGTGAGCACCCTCACCCGGCCAGGCTCAATGTGCACGGCCAGCCGGTAGCCGTCCCACTTCGCTTCGTAGGCCCAGTCCGGCCCCTTCGGAGGCTTGTTGACGAGCGTCGCCAAGCAGGGGTCAACCCGCGCGGGCATCGGATCAATAGGAGGGAGATCACGCGGCTTCTTTGAGGATGCTCTGGCCATAGCCCATTAACGCACAGGCCCGCGAAAAGCCGAATTGACTCTTTCGGCTGAGAGAACATAGTAAGAACAAACGCAATAGACGGGTAATGAAAATGAGCGACGAAGCCGGATCGAGTGCCCGCAAGGACACGATGATGTATGAGCACTGGTGCGAGCATGTCGGCTGCAAGAAGTGGGGCAGCCTCGGCTTTGCCTTGGGGAAAGAAGAGCCGCGGTGGTTCTGCGCGGAGCATCAGCCCGAATGGAAGTTGAAGCATGCCTAGAGGCGGAGCATGGTGGCTCTCGGAGCTTCTCGCCTGGACGAAGATCCGCATCAAATGCGAGTGCGGTGTAAAGAAGCAATACGACGCACGACAGCTTTTCGATCGCATAGGAGACCGGAGCATGCCGGGGCTGCTCTCCGACTTCTCCAAGGCGCTCGGTTGCCCCAAGAGCGGCAACATCCAACGCGACCGCTGCAAGCTTACATATGACATGCCATCGGGAGAGCCGCCCGTCTCTCGAAGGAGCCGGCTGGTGATGCGGCCCCAGCCGGCGCTCCAGAAGAGATTACTTTCGCGAACCTCCCCGAATGGTGCGACGTGCTGTGCAAGTGCCGGAGCTGCGGCCGCATCGACCGACTAAATCGGCGCGCTCTGGCCGCGTGCTTCGGCAAAAGACAGAGCATCCTTCAGTTGGCGCCGAGAATGCGATGTAAGAGGTGCGAAAACCGAGACGGCAATACGATCTTCATAGGAAAGCCCCGGCAATAAGGCATCGCGCAGCCGTTACTTCTTGCCCAGATACGCCATCACCTTCTCTCGGTTCGGCCCGGCTTCGCGGATCGCTTCCAGCGCCCTCTGTCGCGACACCTTCGCCGTTTTCATCAAATAGGCGACCTCGTGCTCCTGTTCGGAAACGAGCTCGCGGTCGCGGCCCCTCTTCTTTGGATTGTCTGCCATACTTTCCTCCATGATCAAACATGAAGGATAGGAGCCGGACGGATGACGACAAGGGCGGGAACCTCATGCCCGGTGACGTGTTCACCTGCCGAGGGAGTCTACAAAGAGAACATAGAAATGCACTCGCTCAATCTAGCCGGCATATTAATTCTACTTATTGTCATTGCACTGTTCGCCTTTGCATGGGTCGCACTTTGAGACGCAGCCCTTACTTCGCAAGCTCCAGCCGGCTTAGTTTTCTTTGGAACCATCCGCTAGGCCCGCGGTTAGAGAGCACCGCTGACTAAAGGCGGGCTGCTGATGAAAGATTAACGTGACGTTCTCCAGAACTGCTAGGCAGCGCCTTTCTAGCTTCGGGGTGCTGCCGTTTTTTTCTAATTTGACTTCTTCATTTAGTTTTCGGGAACCAACCAGAACACGGTGAGTTAACCGCTGCCGGCACTCATTTGAGCGCCGGATCTTCCTCGAAATGTCGATCCTGTCTACCGCATGGGGAGGATCGTCATTTGGCAGCGCCCCAGCCCCTCCCGGGGCGCTGCCGTTCCTGGCTACAGCTAGAGGCTGTCCCGAGTTCGCCGATCTGCCGAACGGCGGGAACGCTCACGCGGTTGGGTGTTGACCTGCCGGAAAATCGGATCTTGGCTGACACAAATAGAGCTGCAGCGGGGGTGCTGCAGCTCCGAACGCGACGCATTCTTCATCCTAGCTGGGGCGCAATTGCCCTGTTCCATTCAAGGGAACCGCTTCGAACGTCGCTTGCGGACATTTTACTCTCAGCAGAACCGGAATCAAGGGAAAGCGCCTGATTTGCCAGCTGGATTATGGACGTTTCTTCAAGGTGGGGAATGGATCTCGCCCCAGCGCCTTGGCAATCTTGCGCCAGTCATTTCCGCCCATACCGGGTATTCGCAGCAATTCTGCAGTCGGCAGATGCTGCATATCTTCGACCACCTCATACCCGATCATGTTTAACTCCCGGAGAAGCCAAGGCCTGAGTTTCAAGTCTGCAAGTTTCGTTTCCATGCAAAGAAGAAAGCAGACCCAGGCGCATCGCGCAATTGCATGATTATGCAAATCAGCGCCGCAGCTGAGCCCCGTCGCGCTGGCTAGCCTCAATTCGCTGCAGGATCTCCCTCATCACACGGGTACCTCATCGCGCGCCTAGACGGTCGCCAGGCGAAGGAAGACCTTGGAGACGACTGGCAAGGTTGGTGGCCGGATGACGATCATGGCGGTGGAGACGACAGCCCCCTTCCTCAGCAGCCGCTACCCGAACCGGCCTGAAATTTGCCAATCTCAAAAACGAGCATTGTTCCGGAACATTCCAGCCAACACGGCGTTTGAGAGGCGTTCCTCATTTCAGGAGGTTGTTTTCTCCCTCTGAATTTCGACTGGCGGACAATCGCATGTGTCGGACAACTGCAGCGCTCCTGATCGCATCTGCCGGAGCGCTGTTTTTTTTCAGCAGATCAGAGGCCTCGGAAGGGACCGCGGCAAAACCCCAAGGAAGAAAAACTTGGAACTATCGGCGGCCCAAGGAGTTCGTTAGCAGTCGCTGTTCCATGAAGCGGCTACTTCAGCGAGGTCGACTTTATCCCTTTCGCTATTCGCCAAGTCGACCCATCGGGCAGCGCCTCTCGTTCCCCTTCATCGGGGCGCTGCCAGCTCACCGCCGCAACTGCACGCCGTCGCGCTGGCTGGCCTCAATCCGCTGCAGGATCTCGCGCATCACGCGCGTATCTATGGACAGGCTGTTGAGCGTGTTCTCGACGGCCTTCATTGATGTCGCCGCCTCGGCCGCCTGCTTCTCCACCGCCGAAATTCGGAGTTCGTGATTGTCGATCTGCCGAAGGGAGACTTCGGCAGCCGTCAGGCGCTTGTCGAGGCGATCGATGGAATTCGCCTGCGAGTCCTGATTGGCGTTCACCCTCTCCCATGTCGCGCCCCACGCTACGAGGCCGCCGGCAAAGCCGAACAGGATCACGAATGTGTTGAGGTTGAATTCAAACCTCCATTTCGGAGTTGCGACCATCTTTTCGGTTTCCTGTGTTTCAGCCAATGCCCTGCCCCTCGTATGCAATGCTGGATGGTTACTGCTGCGCCGCGTCGTGGCGGGCGCATTCGCTCTGGGTCCAGGCGCGGGCGCCGCATAGTCCCGCGACTGTTTCGTCGATCTTGTCCTGATCGGCGGGCGTTGCGCCTCGAGCGCCGATTAGGGATGTACCTACGACGGCCCTAGCCGCCTGGTTGAGACGGTCTTTCGACGCATTTACCGCTTGAGTTGAGATACACCCGGCCGCGCTCAATGCAGAGGCGACGATTAACCCGAGCCTGATCAGCTTCATTGGCGAGTTCTCCGATTGCTTTGGTGGTGGCGGCTTCGAGTTCGGCGCGTTCGAGCTTCCGGCCCTCTTCCCGCGCTCCGGGGATGATCCAGAGCGCGTTGACCGTCTGCATGCCGATAAAGACGAGGATGCCGCCGGCAACAGCGCCAGCGGCCAGAGAGAGGCGGCTGAACATCACGCCTCCTCCCAGTTTGGTATGTCGACTGTCTGGCCAGCGAGCGCATGCGTGCAGTCCCAAAGGAATTGGATGCTGCCGTCGGTCACGAACGAATGACAGATTGCAGGCGGCGCACCGTCCTTGCCGGCGTCTGGACCGTCGTAGGTGACAAGTACCGAAGGAGTGAAAGTTGGCGCATCCGGGTTGCCGTTGTATCCCCAGCGAGGCCCCGGTCCGGCGCCGACGTGGTGGGCGCCATCGCAGCCCGGGCACCAGAACATGAGCCGGCCGCCCTCGACGCTGCGGAGCTTTCTCGATAGGGCAGCCATCAGGCCATCCCCTCTACCTGCTTGGCGACCGCCTTCCGATCGGCGTTCTTGCGCCAGTAGAGGAAGCCGGCGATGCCCCCGAATGCGACGAGGATCAGGAGGAGGTTTTGCCATGGTATGCCGCCGATCGCGGTAAGCAACGAAGCGCCGCCGCCGATGACAGACGGCGTGATCACCTCTTTCGACTTCCACCACGGCGCATCGAGGCTAGGCGGCGTGACGGGAACCGGTACCGGCTTCTCCTCTGTTACGGGCGCCGCTTTGACCTCCGGCCGTGCCGCTTCGCCCGGGGTGAGAGCCACAAGCGCCGTGTGCATCGCAGCGCGCGTTTTCGGGCCGACGTCGCCGTCCACCTGCAGGCGCTGGTCAGCCTGGAACTGAAGGACGTTGTCGGCACGGTAACCGAGGAGAACGAGCGAGATCCGCGCAAGTCGGTCGAACCGGTCGGCCAAGCCGTTCTTACCGCCGTTGATCTTCTTCGTGATGGTCTCGGCGTCGCCCTCGTCGGCCCAGCGGTTCAGATCCCGCGTGTCCCAGTAGAACAGAGGCACCAGGCCTTCCCAAGGATCGGTGTTCACCGCATCAGGTTCCTTGACGAAGTCCAGGCAATCGAGCCCGGCCGCTCGGCACCAGTCGCGGAACTGGCGATAGTTGTCCTTGCCGGTGAGTTGCATGCCGGTACGGCCACGGTAACGATACCCGTCGCCATCCTTCTCCGGCGTGTTGCCGAGATCGGTTCGGGCGTCGTAGCGCTGCTGTGCCGGCGTCGGGCCCCAGAGCTCCCGGTCGTAGCGGAAGTCGCCACTTTCGTGCATGAGCTGGGCGAAGTACTGGGCGAGCCGGTGCGGCCGATCCATGCCGAAACGCTCCCCGTATCTATCCAGCGCCACGATCACGGACGCGAGGTTGCTCTCGTTCACCCTGCCCTTTGCGGCAGCGCGAACCTGCTGAGCGGTGATGGCGCTCATTGAAGTCTCCTGGTTGTCGTTGGGGATTATTCGGCGGCTGGTTTGTAGTGGCCGGCAGTGTTCGGGCTTAGACTGATATTGGTCGTCTTGTCCTGGCGGGCGGCCGGAGGCTCGTCACCGGCCCGCGGCCCTTGACGGGCCTCGCCTTTGACCCACGTCAATGGATGGGACTTGAACATGGACGATTTCGACTTCCACCAGGGCGCGTCGAGGCTGGGCGGGGGTCACAGGAACCGGTAACGACTTCTCCTCGGTCACCGGTGCGACTTTGACCTCCGGCGCCTCTTCGCCCGGGGTGAGCGAGGCGGAAAGCGCCGGCTCAATCGATCCGGCTTCTGACCTCTCCGAAATCGCGGTACAGCTTGCCGGCCTCGCCGAGGATCTCAAAGCTCTAGCGGCAAGACCGATCGAGCCAATCCCATTAGCCGCGCTGGGCCCCTTTTAACTATTTGATTCCTTTGGTTGCTTAGTCCCATTAAGGTGGAACTTTTCCCTCGCAGCACCCGTTGAGACGAATTGGCCCTCAAACGAAAGCGAACGCCGCCATGAATGCACAGAAGGCAGGAATGGCCCGGTTGTTTTTGGCCGCCCCAGATCTGCGTGCTAGCGCGTGGATGATGAATAGCTCCGTATTTCTGAAGCTCTGCGTGGCTTACGAGCATGCGTGTCTGCGCCGCGACGGCCTTCGATGCGCCGCCGAGAAAGACGACGAGGCCCTGATTGGATGCGAAGCTGAATGCAGAAGCCTAGAAGCTGCCGCCGTCACTTACATTCGGACACAGCGGCGATTCTCCGGCCTGGTCTGAAGGACAGGATCACCGCAGTGATTGCGAGGAATTCATTCGACCAGCATCGGAAACCGTGCCCATATGGTTGACCCGGAGCCGTCGTTCGGATCACGAAGAGGCAAGCACAATGTCTTACGATTGGAACGGCAAGCGATCTCATCGGAAGAGCGTGATCAGATTCATCGCCGCGCTGGCGCTTCCCGCGGTTTTGCTCAGTTCAGCGATTGCTGTCGCCGAATGGGCGCGAGGCCCAACCCCTACAACCGCGGCCGTTGAAACGCCGGCAGCTCGAAGATGAATCCTTCCACGCTCGGCTGCACTCGATCACCCGACACCACATTCGAATAGCCGCCCTCGTGCCGAACATTGATACCCTCCTCTTCCCCTAAGGACGGGCGGATTAAGCCAAACAGCTGAATGGTTGCCCGAGCTTATCTATGGTTTGCTTCTGTTAGCGGTCGCCTCATTAAGGCGGCCAGAGGCTGAGGCTCGTTGCTAGGCGGCAGGCGACGAGCCTCGCCCAAATACTCCTGGTGGGCGTACAGCTGACCCGTGATCCTCGACCGGATCGCGGGTCTTTTGTGTTTTGGAAAGCAAAAGCCCCCTTCTCTTCTCATCCCCGAACATGAGTTCGAGGGCGACGGGAAGAGTTGCCCGAGCCATGATGGTTTCCTGGTTGGTGCTTGTGATAAAGGCAGATGAGCTGGATCGCCCGGCTTGGACGCTGCGAAGAGGCCTGCCAATGGAAAACTTCTCTCTCAACAAAAGAAGAGGCCCAGCGCTTGGATTTTGAAGTGCTCTATCTGTTGCAGGTAGAGGATGCGGAATGAAAAAAACGGAACGCTACCTCGCGAGACTTGCGCCACATGCGAGCACCCTAACGAAGGGTGGCGCCGCCCATCAGATCGGGGCGATCTGTTACCGAACCAACGAAATGGGCGCCGTTGAGGTTTTGTTGATCACAACTCGCGCTTCGGGCCGGTGGACGATTCCGAAAGGCTGGCCCATTAAGAACCTGAAACCACACCAGGCGGCTGAAAGAGAAGCGTGGGAAGAGGCTGGCGTAGCTGGAAAAGCGAAGAAGCGAGCACTTGGGTATTTCACGTATTTAAAAACTCTCGACGACGGACACAAAACAGCATCGATCGTCGAGGTATTCAGGCTGAAGGTGGACGAACTGCACTACAAGTTCCCTGAGCGAGGAGAGAGGGAGGTGGCGTGGCTGTCCCCGGTCGAGGCCGCCAGACGTGTGCAGGAGCCGGAACCGAAAGGGTTACTGATGCGCATGCTCAAAGAACCCAGCAGCTAAATTCCGGCCTGGCCTAATGGACAGATCTCAACAGCGATTTCGAGAAATTCACTCGACCAGCATCGGGAACCGTGCCCATATGGTTGAGCCGGAGCCGTCGTTCGGATCACGAAGAGGCGAACACAATGTCTTACGATTGGGACGGCAAGCGATCTTATCGGAAGAGCGTGATCAGGTTCCTCGCCGCGCTGGCGCTGCCGGCCATATTGCTCAGTTCAGCGATTGCTGTCGCCGAATGGGCGAGAGACCCGCCCCCTACAACTGCGGCCACTGAAACGCCGGCAGCTCGGCCATGAACTCTTCGAGGCTCGGCTGCGGCCGCTCGCCGGCGAGGACCTTCACCAGCTCGGCCGTGGAATAGGTCCACACCGCCGATCGCCAGGCAAAGAGTGCCTCGCCCTCGGCCGCGAACTGCGGGTTCGGATCGCCGCAGTAGGTGACTGCGGTCTGAATGCCGTCATATTGCCGTTCGCGCGCCTTCGCATCGAGATGCGTCTGGATGGCGGCCGAGTATTGCGCCTGCAGCGCAGCGCGCTCTTCCGCTGCCTTTTGCTCGGCCGTGACGACCTTCGACAAATCAACCGTCCACATTGGCCGGCTCCTCTTCAACAGGATCAGGGATGGACGGCGCCGGATCGGCCGGCAATGCAATCACCCCGTCGGGCGGGTCGATGATTGGCGGAGGAAAGGCAACGGCCTGAGAAGGGCCGGGGCCATGCGGAAGGATGAGCGTGAGGTGCAGCTTGCCGCCGACGCGCTCGATCGGACCGGCGATCCATTCGCAAGGCACGTCACCTGGGGGGATGGTAGCGCCCTCCGGCAAGGAGCTGAAATCGAAAGGAGCGCCATTGATTGTCAGAATATCGCCGGCTTTCGAGACCTCGATCGCGTCGTCGCGCCGCTGCGGAGAGAGATTGATACGCATTAGAACCACCTGCCGATCGCACCAAATCTGATAGTGTCACTTGCCCTCGATGACGCCGAATAGGCCGCTCCTACCCATGAGCCGAAAGCCGTTCTAGCGTTCACCCAGCCGTTAATTGTTGTATGTATGTGCCCGAAGCCTACGGGCTGAATACCTGTGAAAAGCACCGGCATGGCGGCGGACACCGCGTTAGAGTAGAAGAGGTTACCGGTTGCCTGGTTCATCGACACAGTTATTTCCGGTGACGTGCAAATCATGGTGCCGTCGGCAAATTTGACGTACTCCCCATTGGCGTTGCTGCCCCGTTCAATGACGGCCCCCGCAGGAAAGCCCGCGGAGTTTGATACGGTCCCGACAACGGGTAGCTCGACAATCGTCCAGTCCGTCCAGCTTGTGCCGCCGTTGACGGTGTTTCTTCTGAAAACCTGGTTGTTGTCTCGGTAGAAATACTGAAACACGGCATTGGTGCTTCGCTGAAGCACCACAAGCGTCCCTGTCGTCGCTGCCGAGCCGGCTCCGGCATAGGTGTTGGCCCAGTTTCCCGACAGGGTATAAACACCGGCAACGGTAATGGTGTTTAGATCGCCATCGACCAAGCCAACATCGCTGTTAGCAGGGGATCGAACGGAGCCACCCCATACAGGACCAAGCTTTAGCAGTGCGTCGAGCACACCCGTCGACGAAAGCAGGTCGCGCCCCTTCGCCTTGATATCCGCAAGCGCGCCCGAATTCGCTCCGGTGAAGTAGGCAAGCTTGTCAGCAGCCGGCGTCAGGCCGGCCAAAGCCGACAGCACCGCATTGTCGAGCCGCTGGATGTAGGTCGAGAGCGCCTGCGCATTGACGGTCTGCTGCTGCAGATAGGCAGTGTCGCGGACAATCCAGTAGCCCTGCCCGGCCGCCGTGGTGCCTCGCCAGGGCTTCGCCAGCGTGAGCTGCGTGTTGCTGTCGACGGAAAGGATCGGGACCGGGTTGCCGTTGCTGCTATCGAGGCCGAAGATCCCGCCGGCAATCAGTGCCGCGGCCCAGGCGGTCCCGGAGCCGGTGACAACGGCGCTGCCGGCGGTCACGGAAACCGTGCCCGTTACATAGGGTATCGTCATGTCAGGAGTTCCTAAGCTGGAATGCCGAGAATGTAGTAGCGGATGCCGAGCACGTCGTCGGCGCCTTCCGTGCGCCACGTGCCCGGGTCATCATCATCGTTGTAATAGTCGCCTGGTCGTCCGCGATTAGTGACAAACGTTGCGCTTGTCTGGGTCAGGCGACAGTGAGAGCTGTCCCCACACTCGAAATTGCTGCTTGTCGAGTACATCAATTGGCGAACGGACGGCAATTTGATCGACGCCTGCCAACTGCCGAAATTCTGATCCGAACCGGAACCGTGTTTGGTCATGTACTTGACCATGGGGAACATGCCCGTAGCGTCAAAATTGACAACCGTCTCGACGGGACTCCCTGCCGAAACCGGAAAATACCCCTCTTTGATGATTTGCACACACGGCCAACGACTGTCGATCACGATGTCTGCCCAGGACGGCGGGTTAGCGGAACCGGGGCGCAGGAATTGAACCACATCCACGCCGCCCTCAGTGAACTGCCTAAATACCTGATTGCTGCCATTCGTCGGACTGTCGCCGGCGTCGAGATACAGCATGAACCGAGCGCGCATAGCGGAGGCCGCGTTAAAGTAAATACGCGTGCCGCTAAACCAGTACTCCGCTCCCGCGCCGTCTTCCATGTCAGGAGTCCACGGATAATAGATTGTGGATCCCGTGTAGAAATGAACGTCAAGCGCGATATTTGTCGGCAACGTTATACCGGTATCGTAGAACGACTCTCCTGCGGGAATTGCGACGTCCGCAGCAGCGATGACCTTGACGGGCACACGTCGACTGTCGAATGAGATTTGCCATTCGGTCGCAGTTTCCGCGTTGTACCCCGGCTTAGCGATAATCATCTTATCCGAACGAATGATGAGGTTCTTACTGCCGTTTGGTGCGAGCACGGGAGCTTCTAATGACGGGTCTTCATTGCCGGGGAGGTTCCACACGATCAACCGTTTATCGCTGGATTGAAAACGGTTGTAGGCGTCGTTTGTGTCTGAGTTGTTTATCCTCGTAACTGTTCCATACGGGAACGAACCCCAATTGCTGACAAGCCCCTCATAATCTTTGAACCAAGGGGCTTGACGCCAATTCCCCATGAACAAATAACCGCCTTGATCGTTATAATATTTCCCGCTGTACCGGCGCTGTATTTTCATTTGATTAAAGCGGCCGGTACTATTGCGGGTGGCCTTCACGTCAAAAAGCGGCATATTGTACTTCACATCTGGGAAAGCGCTGTTCTTAAACACCCATATCGCTTCATTGAATCCGCCCGCGTCACCGTAAGCAACAAGCTTTTGATAGTTGGAAGAGTTTGACCCGGCGGGAAAGTATTGGGTGCCGCTTCCGCCGGGAATAGTGTTCACACGCTCAATGTGGGCAATCGAAGCGTTCAGCGCATACTTTGAGTTGTAGAGGAACTTCGAACGCTGACTGTCTGGCGTCGTGCGCGGATTGTCAGCGTCGCTCTTCATGATTTTGACGCAGCCGGCGCCGGTACTGTCGACGCCAATCATCGTGCGGACCATTAGCTAAAAACCTCGATCGTGCCGTTGTTGAGGTCGATTTTCATCTTCCCGTTCAGTGACTGAAGGAGACCGGCGTTGACCGTTCCGATGTTGGCTACTGCCAGCTTCAGCTCGCCGTTTTCGAAGACGAGCGGATAGTGACGATTGTTGCCTGAGGTCACGAGGAACTGATCCGCCTGCACCGCCATGCGCGACTTCTGCGCGCCGCCTTCGGTGTAAAGCTCGACATAAAAGCCCGACACCTTGAAGCTCTGGCTGGTCCCGGCCCGCAGCAACACCGAGAAACGGGCATCAACGCCGGTCGGCGCCGCGACCGCTTCGAACTTCACCAGCCCCTGCGCAAAGCGCCCGTTGAAATCGGCACTCACCCCATTGATGCTGGTCGCTAGCGCGCTGTCGCCATTGGCACGCGCCGTCTCCTCCTGGATGATACGCGCCAGGTTGCCATCAACCTCCGCATCGAGGCTGGTGATACGGCTGGAGAGCGCACTGTCGGCGTCTGCTCGGGCGGTTGCTTCCGCCTGAATGGCCGCCGCGTTACTGCCGGTTTCTGCCGTGAGCTGCGTGATCTGGCTGCTCAGCGCTGAATCTGCGGTCGCACGCACAGTCTCCTCGGTGATCAGGCGCGCATTCGTGCCGCCGAGGCTCGCCTGCAGATATGTCAGCAGTTGCGCTGTTGCCTCATTCTCGGAGACGCGGACCCGGCGCTCCTCGGTGATCTGCGCAAGCGCATCGCCTATGGCGGCAACGATCTGCTGGCGCTCGATCTGCCCGACGGCGCCTTCCAGCGAGAACGCATCCAGCAGCTCGACCAGTCGCGGCCGGAAGAACTCGTCCATCTCCTGCTGCAGTTCCTTGAAGCGGTTAAGCGCATCGTCTTGCAGCTGCTGCAGGCCAGTCAGCAGCGTCTGCAAGCCGGTCGGCTGCGCAGTCGTCTTCCAGGAAGTGAAGGTGCGCAGCCGGTCGGGGACGGTCGTGATCGTCGCCCGGGCATTATAGACTTTGCCGGAGACGACATTCTTCGTGGTGCGGAATAGGCCATCCTCAGGCGAGGTGCACTGATCCTCGAACAGCTCCGTCGTGCCCTCGAGCTGATAGGAGAAGCGCACCGCCGTGATCGTCGGATCGTCCGGCGGGGCCCAGGTGAAGACGAGCGCCGGCGTGTCGTAGCCCTGCGTGCCGTTGATCATGCCGACGGCAACATTGAAGTTCTGCACGGTCGACAGCAGCGACGGATTGATCGGCGGCGTCGGCGGGATGACTATCGGGCCGGGCTCGATGTCATCGTCGTCATAGATCGCTGCACTGGTCTCGGAGAGCACCAACGTGATGCGCAGCCGATCGTCCGCCCGCCACTCGCTGATCAACCAGCTCTTGCCGCGCCAGGTGATCCATTCGCCTTCCTGCACAGCAAGGCCGAAGCGACGGCTGACGGGAACCGTGGCCTTGCCCCCCGTGCGGTTCTGCCGATAGCGAATGTTGAGCAGATACTGCGCAATGTCCGGATCGGTCACCTGCAGGAAATCAATGCTCGTCTGCCGGTTGCGGCCGTCGGCGGCGATGTCCGCATTCACATAGACAGGCTTCAGGCTCTCCGGGTTCCACATCGATTCAATCGAGGTGAACTGGCCGGAAAGATGATTGAAGCGCTCGAAGGCCGATGGTCGGAACTGCACGTCCTTCGCCCGGTCGATCGGGATATCGGCCGCGGTCAGGTCTTTGACCGGGATCTGCGGCGCGCCCGGGATGACGCCGGAAAGGCCGCGGCGATTGAGGCCATAGCCCGCCATCGCATCGTCGAACTGCTTCAGCACCTCAGTGTGATCGTCCTCGCCGCTGACGAAGAGTGAGCACTCATAGGTCTTCTTGCCGTTCGCCCGCAGCGTGTCGCAGACGTTCATCGCCACGAAGTAGGTGGCGAGATCGATCTGGCCGAGGCTCTTGCCCTCGCCGATCAGCGTCCGGCCGGAGACGAGCGCGCGCAGCCCCAGCTGATAGTTGAGGCGATGAACGGCCGGGTTCTTCGTGTGCACCCATGTCGACGGCGTGTTGAGCCGCTGGGTCCCGGAGCCACCGGCAACCGTCGAGTCCTTGCGCGGATCGTATTCGCGCAAGCCCCGCAGCACGAATTCAAGCTCCGGCCGTCCCTTCGAGCCGAAGAGCTTGTCGCTATAGATGCGCTCGACGACGACGTAGCAGATGCCGGCATTGACGCTCGTGTTCTTCCACTTGTTGCCAAGCGCCGCCGACACGTCGACCAGCTTTTGATCTACCAGCTGGCCTGGCCTGCCGTCATAAAAGCGGATCGTCAGGACCGGGTCGCCAGAGCCGTTGACGAAGCCCTCGATATGATAGTTCGCAACCTCGTTGCCGATGACCGGGCGGGATACCAGCGCTTTCTTCTCGCCGTAAATGTAGACGTAAGGCTCCAGCCCGTCGCACCAGCCATTCGCGAGCACAAAGACCTCGGCATTCCATTTGTTGCCGCTGCCCCACTTGGCATAGAACGTCCGCTGCCCCTTTGTCTTGCCGACGCCGTAGAGCGTGCCGACCGGCACATCGCCGCCGAACTGGATCTCGCCCTGGACAGCCGTGTATTTCCGCTTCTGCTGCTTCTGCTGGCTAAGCTTGCCGATCGCCAGCTTGGCACCGAACGCAAGAGCGCCGCCAATGAGGCTGGCAGCGAGCGCAGAGCCGCCGAACAGCGCACCGGCGATCGCCGTCGCAATTGAAGTGAAGATTGCCATACTGGATTATCCGAGGTGGAAGGCTGCAATGACGTCGGCGAGAGCGTGATCACTCCGGCCGCGTTCGGTCTTGGTCACGAAACGGGCGCCGAGGCAGACGCCAACATGCTCGGCGCCGTCGGAGAGGCGCAGGATGACGAGATCGCCGAGGCGCGCTTCCGCCCCGCCCTTTGGTTCCTGCCTGAGCTCGGCCGCGAAGAAACTTACCAGCGACTTGTAACCGCGCCGGCGCAGCGCCCGCTGCGCGCCGGCGAGCGTGCGATAGGCGCCCCGATACTTGTCGGCGATGGCCGAGCCCGTCAGAGCGTCGACAAAGGCGCAGCCGAGCATGAAGCAATCGGCCGAGCCATAGGCGTAGGGTTTCGCAAGCTCACGCGTGAGCGTGGCTTCGACGATGCGGAAGCGGTTCATGGGCTGCCTCTGAAGTAGGGGTATCGACGGCAGGAGGCGGACCCGCTTTGTCCCCCAAGCGTTCCGTGGCCGTTCTATACTCTATGATTTAGATCGACATCAGCGCGACACCTGCCCCCATTCCTCAGGGATGGTTGCATTCGTCGCCACGTGCTCCAGGCCCGTGTCGGTGGGATTATTGTCGAACTGCTGCTCGGCCTGCGAGCGCTTGACCCCGGTAGAGCCCCGCGCCGATCGTCCGGGCGGCTGCAGGTCAATCATCATCGTCAGCGTCCGCTCGGAGCCCGAGACCGCGCCTTCGTTGTAGCGAACCTGGTCGATCTCGTAGATCGATGAGGCGAGAATCCCGAGGACCGCGTCCGTTTCGGGATCTCCCGCCAGATGGGAGATGATCACCGGAGCATTTTGATAGTTATATTGCTCAATCTGAGAGACTGCGTCCTCGGGGTTGCTGACTGGGATGTTTGAGAAGACGATAGTCCGCGTCGTCACGGCGACGCCCACCGCGCTCACCAGTTCGCCCGGCTCGAGAAAGCGGTTCGGAAGATAGGTCAGACCGTTATAGGTGTAGGGCCTCCCACCACGATGGTAGCCGACGGTCTTGCCGGGTAAATCGAAGCGGATGAGGTCGAGCCGTGCAAGGCGGCCGGTCTCGAGCGCACTCTCGACTGCAGGATCCAGCACACTCATGAGAAAAACATCTCCGTAGCGGAAAAAGAGGCTTCGCGACCCGCCCACGATTTCGGCGCCGCCACACTGCCCGGATCAATACTCATGACACACGACGGCTTCTCGAGATGGACTGTCGCCGACGTAGTGAAATGCTGGGTGTCCAAACCAAACATGATCGAGAGCGTAACCACGCCGCTAGCGTTCGCCGTGGCGTTCTCGACGATCCGATGAAGGGATCGGATCAACACCGACTTCCGCAACTCGACATAGTCTCCGGATGATAGCTTGAAACCAGCCGGCAGACCTGAGACGACGATGGTTCTGCTGTTAGTAATGGACTGCAGAACCGCGCCGCCATTGAATGCCCCTCCCCCTGCTTTCGTGCCGGAGAGAGGTTTCCCGTTGTTGTGCGCGATTGGGCGTGGCCGGAACAGGTCGTATCCGAGAAATGGTGCACCTCGCGAACTCGACTTCATGACGAAGGCATCAAACAGTCCGTAAAAGGCTGGCGTCATCCAGTTCGTGGTGTATTGCGCCTTCCAGAAAGGCGTGCCGGCGGCCTGCTCTTCGGAACGCCGGCCCTCCATCATCGAAACGTCCGTCGGATTGATGGGATCAAACTGGCAGTCTCGCCAAGGCAGCGTCGGCAACAGAATCGGATCAGGCATGTTGGTTGCAATCCAGGGTAATCGCCGCAATATGCAGCGGTAGGGAATTAGGGAGCGGAATCAGTGCCCACAATCGATTTCAGCGGGACAACACAGCAGGTTCTTCAGCTCTTGGCCGATGAACACAGCAAGCTGGTCAAGCAAGTATCGGACCTGGAATTCAGGGCGAATGCCCATCGCTTTATGTTTATGTTTGTTGCAAGCGCTTTATCGAACATCGATGAATCTCAGTACGAGGCGCTGATGGCCATGACAGAGAACGCCCGTAAATCGAACATCAACTCAGCGGAGAAATTCGCGAGTGATCCGAAATTGACACCCGAGCAGCGGTCCGGTGCACGACGTGCCTTCGAGGTAATGGCGCAGGAAATGGAGGAATTCCTCACATCAATGAGGAAGGCTAAGAGCGGCGAAAGCATCTTCACCGTGATCCAAGGCGGGAAATCCATCGAAGATTAGCGGTCTTCGCCGTTTTGGTAGATGTTTGCCTTCGCCGCGTCATACTGTTTTATGGTCTCGACGGAGACGCCTCGGCTCTCCGACCGAATGACGGGCCTGAACATCGGCCCCTCCTCAGCAATCACCCGAAGGATGATCTCGCGCGGCCCATTCTGGTTTAGCTGACCGCCCGATGGCGCCACGTTGCCATTAGCCGGTCGTTGAAGGCGATGGTTCGGAATGACCTCCTCGCCACCCTTGAAACGGACGAGCTCCGGCCCCTTTTCACCAACCCATGCGACGCCAGAACGAGCGGAGCTCGTTCCGTTCGCATACCCACGCAGCCCAGCCCATGGGTCCACCTTTGAGCCACCGCCGAAGAGCCAACTGAGGAGTCCTCCTCCGCCAGCCCCTGCGCCGGCGCCGCTGACCTGAAACACGGCATCGAGGACGTCGTTCAGCAGCTTGTCGGCTATGCGGTCGAGCACCCCCAGAGCCGCGTCGCCGAAAGACGCCCATACCGACTTGCCGTTCTCAATGCCCGCGAAGAAGTCATCGAAGAAGCCTCCGGTCACTTCTTTGGCAAAGTCAAGCGCGATACCCATCTGGCGGGTCTCTTCCTCGATCGAGGCCATGACCTGCGCAAGTGACGATAGCTCGCTCTTCTGGGCATCCGTGAGCGAAATGCCGCGCTGCTGCGCTTCGTTCAGAAGCTGCGTCTCGTAGCGGAGCGCGGCGGCCGCCTGCTCCGTGAGCCCGATAGCATCACGCTCCGCCTCAAGGGCAGCGATCTGGCGCTCAGCGGCGGCGACGATGTCGGAGTATTTCTCCTGCTCGCTCTTGCCGCCAGTGCGCTTCTTCGATTTCTCGTCGACTTCGGTCAGACTTGCGGCAAGCTCTTTGAGTTTGCTGGTCGCCGCCGAAGCACCTCTGGCAATGGCACCGCCGAAGTCTCCGAGATAATCGGCGCTGAGATCGGATGCTATCTGCCCGTTACGCTTGTCTGCCGCTGCCGCGAGCTCCTCGGCGTACTTGTTTGCGAACTGGAAGTCCTTGTCCAGCCCGAGGTCTCCAATCGTCCCCAGTTGCATCCCTTCCGGTAGCCACTGATTCGCTTTCGAAGCGAAACTGTCGATGAGACCGGCGCCACGCTGAACCATGTCGGTCATGGCTTTGATAACTGCGTTGGCGGCCCCGATTGCAGCTGCTCCGATGACGTTGGGAAATTGACCCCAAAGGAACTTGATGTCGTGATAGGCGGCTACAAACGAACCTATTACAAAATTGGCGCCTGTTTTGGCATCGGCAACGATGTCGCGCCCAAAGATCTGCTGCATCTCATCGCGAAAAATGATTGCAGCCGCGAGAACTGCACTGAAGCCAGCGATAACCCAGCCAACCGGTCCCATCGCAGCCAACCATGCTGCCGTGAAGCTAGCCGCAACCGTCCCAGCCGCGACTATGAGGCGGGATAAGACCGCGATAAGATTCACGATGCCAACGACGATAGACGGGGCGTAGATCAGCGCCAGGGCTGCGGCTGCGGCGATAGCGTAGGGTGCCACAGTTTCGAGAACGTCCGCCACGGCCATCAGCGCCGATTGCGCCAGCTTTGCCCAATCAACCATCTGCAGGCCAGCGGCTACCAGCGCGATTATACCGATCGTCAGGAGGCTAGCGGGGGAGAGCACTGACAAGAAGGCTGCCCCCAATCCCTGGACTGGTCTCTCCATAGAAGAAAGGACGGCGGCCAGTTGCGTGCCCTGCTGAAGAGCAATCTGCAGCGGGCCCATGCCCATCTGCGCGCTGACAGCAATGTCTTGGAACTGAGCGGCTATGTTTCCAAGATTTCCGCGCGATGATGCGCGGTTCTGATTGGCCGCCCGGTTCATCATCTCGATCTGCTTCGACGCTGACGCCGCAGCGGCACCTTCTGTTGCATAAGCCTTGGCGGCGGCCGCCGCGGCTCCGGTCGCACCGCGATTTGTGCCCGACAGCCCATTTGCGGCTGCTTCCGCGCGCGCGGCCGCTCCAGTCAGCTGATTGAGAGCGTCGGTGCCCTTTTGAACGGAGCCACTTTCAACCTGGAGCCCGAGCGTGGCGACATCTGCCATGGCTTTTCCTTTTTCAAAGAACGTGCGCTATCGTCCTGCCGATTCAACCGGAGGAAGACGATGCGCAAGATATTGGTTGCTTTGGGGTTGGTGTTATGCGCCGCCCCGGCCAACGCTGACGCCAATACCCGTGCGGCTGCTCAGAAGGCAGCCAAACAGATGATGGAAGATGCGTTCATTTACCTTGGTGCGGCATATCTTTGCCAAGACGCGTTGGGGACTTCCCACTACTATGCTGCGCGATCCGCTGTCGAACAGACCGCCATCCTTGGAGGTAAATCGCAGACCGACGCCGTTATCATTGCTGACGATTTCGACAAAAGAATACGGCGAGATCATCAAAAGAAAGCACCGGCGGAGAACGATCAGAAGTGCTTAGACGGCATCCTCGTGACACAGACCGCACTTCGTGTGTCTCAGGCCCGTTTTAAACAGGCTCGCGACGCCGACAAATGAAGGCGTTCCGGACGGCACCAAGGAAGAGTTCAAGTAGCTGACTCGACTCTACGTTGCGACTCGTGATTTGTTACTGGGAAAGGGAGACAAACATGAGCGATCCTAAGAACCCATCCCCGCCGCCGCCGCGCGAACCACCGCCACCTCCGCCGCCTCCGCCGCCGGATAGAATGGTTATAAAAGACGGCTCAAAGCCTCCCAAGCGGTAGAAGCAAAACCGCTTAATCCGATCAATATTACAATTGCGCCCAATGCAACCGAACCAACCCCGAGCCTTTTGGCCATGCGTAGACAATTGGACGACCGGCGGTTGACCTCGATATTGGTATCTTGGGCAAATAGCGCCTGAGTCAGATACGCGTCGAGTGCGACATCCTCGGATATGTCGTCTCGACGCGCCCACTGCCAAAATTCGGCCCCTTTCCCAGGCATGCCCACCTTGGCTGTTTTGATTGCGACTATGCAATACCAGCAAGCGAGTGCAAGGCCTGATGCGGATAGTCCAACACCGACATTGATCCAAATGTCCACCGCCCAATTCGCCTTAATCGCCCCCGCGACAGCGGCTGATATCAAAGCTGCTGCCAAAGTCACATAAACGCGAAACAGCGCCACAGCCTGACGATCAGTCGCCAATAACATTGTGAGTAGCGCCACGTCCCGACTTCGAACATCATCGAGAATGATCTTTGGGTCGAATTTTGCCATATAGCCTCCATGCGAAATCATCCATGTGCCTTAGCACCTGAATAGTTGTAGGTCATCGTTGTCGCTGGCTATCGTATAGAGCACTCATCGCGCGCCCTGATCGCCTCGCTCTCCTTCTCGATCTCGACGCCGAACCGCGCGTCCATTGCCCTAAGGATCGCAAGCTCCTCGCGCCGGACGATATTGCCAGTCAGCTGGCACCAAACCGAGAGTTCGATGTTCGAGATCGGTACTGGCCCGGAGAACCCAGGCGGCTGCGCCTGCCGGAGCTCCCAAAACCAATCCCAGAGGAAGGCACCGTTATCCGGCACCTCCGCTTCCGGGCTTTCGACCTCAAAGCTGTCGTTGCGCTCGCGCCTGGTCTCACCGTCCTTGTCTCGGACGCTGTCGTAGCGCGCGACAATCGCTACGGCTTCGCAGAGCCTTTCGCCAAGCTCTTCGTAAAATTTGCGCGGTCCTCCGAGGCCGTGGCGACCTGGTCATAGATCCAGCCGGCCTCTTCGAGAACCTCGCGAGCCTTTTCGAAGGTGCATTCGGGCTTTTCGCCTTTCCAGTTGTGATCGCCCCAGTCCCAGGACGCGACGGAGGCTGCCGCCTTGTCGAGATATTCGGCCTCGACCTTGCTGGCCGTAAGCTTCTTCTTCCGGCTCGCGAGGAATTTGTCGCTATGCTGCCGGACCACGCGCTTCACCGCATCGCTCTCCGCGGAACGGATCATGAAACGAATACCTACGAACTCATCGGTATCCGGGCCGGTGAGATTGAGCTCGAAGAGGTCTTCGGAATTGACGAGTTTGGAGATGTCCAAGGGTCACCTATCGATTACGGGATTACAGCGGGATTGACGCGGATCGGCAGCTGGTTGAGGCCGACCGTGAAGCGCTCGAGCTCGAAGTCGTCGGAACCGCCGCCAGGATAAAGCGGGCCGGACACGACGCCGCGGCTGTAGAAAATCGTGTTCGTGAACCCCTCGCCGCCATCGTTGCGCTCGACCTTGATCGCCATGTTGTCGAGGTTGAGGGGGTTGCCGAAAGTGCGCAGGATGACCTGGCCGGCATCGTCATGCACTGAGGCGACCTCGATCTGCGGATCCCCGGCGTTTGCCGTGCCCTTCTGTTTCTGGGTCACCGGCTCATCGAGGGTGTTGTAACTGTTCATCGTCGACTCGGCGCCGAAATCGCCGATGTTTCCGACTTTGCCAACCTGCACCCAGGTGAGCGCCGCATATGCTGACTCTATAAGATCGGTGTTCTGGGCAGTGGCGCAAACATAGACCTTGCTGCCCTTCTTCGTTGCCTTGTTTGCCATGTCAGTTCTCCGGTTCGAAGGCGATGTACGGAATGGTGACGGGGATCTGCACCCGTTCACCCTCTTGGAGCGGGCCCGCCGCCCACGGCTCGCTGCTGATCGTGATCTTCACGCCAGAGGCGAATAGGGATTGGTTCTTGAAGTGATTGATCACTTGGTCGGCGACATCGAGAGCGCCGATGATCCCTTGCCCGACCGGCCAAACGACTGAGACCTGAAGTAGTCCGCGCTTCTGTTGCGGATCGTTGCCCATGGTGATCTGACGTGTCTGGTTGGGCAGGAAGGTCAATCGAAGGTATTTCGGCGGTAGCGGCTGCCCTGCCGCCGGAAACACGACGTTCGGCGCGGCAACCGGCAATACACCGGGCATTGCTAAGAGGCGGCCTGTCACGGCCTTGAAGATGATTGCGTCGGTGCCTGCCGCCATATATCCGTTACCTATGTCTGAGAAGCCGCCTCTCACTGACGATCAGGTCTATGAGCGCATCCATGCGGCGCTGCTCGCGTTGGGGCGCGAGACGGCGGCCACGGTTCGGGGCGAAACTAGTTTAAGAGCAGCACGGAAGGCGCTGACACTGTTGCAGCTTGGGCTTCTGTCGGCGATGGAGCAAAGCAGCGACAAGAACCGAGCCGTCAAAGCCCCAGACGAGCCTTCAGCTCCGAGGCCTTCCGATCCACAATGAGCGGCCAGTTCTGAGCTGCGAGCCTGACGAAGCCATCGGCGGGCTGTCCATTAGCGCCATATTCTCGGTAGCCAGCGTAAGATGCCGTGTAGCCGAAGTAGAGCGTATCGCCGATGTCCGCTCCAGCGATTACCGCTTCGATCTGAGCAAAGTCTGGCGCGTAGGTACTTCCTTCCGCAGGACTGGCAGCGGCGTTGATCGCGGGCATGGCGGTCGAGGACGCGAGCAGTGATGCCCGGAGAAATCCGGTGTCCACGCGCATACGGCCGCCCTGCCCGACCGGCGTCTGCATTTCTTCGACGACCTCCTGTGTCGCCTCCTTGAAGATAGCTTCGACGGCACCCTCGACCTTGTCGGCCCACTGCGCCACGGCAGCGCTAAATGAGAGCGTTGCCATCAAACGACCTCAGCGCGGTACCGGCGCACGACCGCGCCGATGTGATCCACCTTGTATTCGAGCCGGCATCGGCAGCCGGAAATCTCCGATATGGGCGCGCGCGGGTCGCCCGGGAAGCGGAGAAGCGCGCCAGATGGGCTCTGAAATACCTCATCCATGCCGACGGCCTTGCCGTTGAGGACACGATGGGTGTGCCGCACACGGCTGTCGCCGGCGGAACGCCATACCTTCGTGACGTCTTGCGCCCGGACCTTGCCGGCCTCGATCTGCTGCCGCATCGCCTCGTCGCGGGCGGAGCTGAGCGCAATCATGGTCTCGGTCCGCGCCAGCATTTCGCCGCGGAGAAGCAGGTTCTTATCGCGCAGCCGGCCGATGATCTTGGCCAGCGCCTCGCCGGTCACCGGCTTCCCTGCTCTGATGGCTGCCATAACGGTTCGGTCGAAACGCTTGTCGCGCGTCTTGAGCTCGAAATACCGGTTCATCAGGTCCGGGTCGCCGGAATCAAGATGCAGGCGCGCCCGCTCGATAAACTCGATCTGGTACCGGGTCAGACCGATCACGCCGCCCTCTCGGCGGCCGGTGACGCGGCTCTGCCGGCCGACGACGTCGAGGGCCGTCGATCTCGGGTTGGCGCCTCTGGCAAGCCCCTGCTCCAACGCCTGGCGGATGCCCTGTCGCTGGTCATCGGTGATGTGCGTGACCATCGTCGACGACAGGTCGCGCAGTATCGCCTCGGCAACAGGATTGCGGACGCCGAAGCGCCAGATCACGCGATTGCCTTGCGGGTCCATGACCTTCGGTAGCTCAGCGACTGCGTTGGTGCCACCAGCGTTGAAAGCGTCCTGCAGGGCAATTTCGAGCGCGGAGAACACCTCCGGCTCGATCTGCATGGCATCGACCGCGCCGTTGACGTCGCCGCGCTCCAGCCGCTCGACCACGACGCGGAGGACGATGCCCGACTTGATCTCCTCGATAGCCTGCCGGAATGCGGCGGCGAGCGCCGGCTCGTATTTGGCGAGGAGTTCATCAAACGTCATAGGTTATCCAATCTTCTTGCCAGGGAACCGAAGTACCCTGCAGGCGTTGCCGCTCCTCATTGAAGGAGAACCGAAGCCATGGGCGAAGTCACAGCAATTCCGCGTCTCGACCTCAACCGTTATCTGGGGCGCTGGTATGAGATCGTCCGCCTGCCGCTCAAATATGAAGAAGATGCCGCGACGGACATCACGGCAGACTATTCCCTTGATAACGACGGAAAGATTCGCGTCGACAACCGCTGTTTCGATAACAACAACCAGCCCAAGCAAGCGCTTGGCCAAGCAGAGCCAGTCGATGCGACGAACGCGAAGCTGAAAGTCAACTTTCTTCCGGCTGCACTTCGCTGGATACCCTTCACTGACGGCGATTATTGGGTGCTCAAAATCGATCCTGAGTACCGGGTCGCACTGGTCGGCACGCCTGATCGCAAGTTTCTTTGGGTGATCGCGCGCGAGAGTGCCATTTCGGAAAGTACCCTGGAAGACTACCTAGCTGAGGCTCGGCGGCAGGGATTTGACCTGAAGAACCTTATCAGGCCGCGCCACACCGGGCGGGAGGTGAGCGATGCTATGTTCGAGAAACAATGATGCTCATAGGGCAACCCTCTCCTTGGGCCGTGTCGGGGCGGTAGCGTGATATTCGAAGCGCTATCGCGAGGGATCGATCGCCTCCCGAAAGCCCGCCACAAGCTTTGGCTCGTATGCACTGAGCAACTGATCGAAATTCATGTAAGGATTCCGCTGCATGAACCGAAACGCCCTCTATCTCATCATCGCCGTGCTTGCCGTCATTACTGTCGGACTGGGCATCTACGTCTACCAGGAGGAGACGACACAAGGCGTCGAGATCAAGATTGGCGAGGACGGGATCTCGGTTCAGGAGAACTAAGCCGCAATCCTTCCTTGGACGATGAAGACGACCGGCGTGATGCCATCGTATTTGTTCGGGTCGCCGTTGATGATGGCGTAATCGGCGCCATTGGCGGTCACGACGTCGCCGACCGTGGGCTCGATCGAGAGGCCGACAGCGGAGATGTAAATCTGCATGTCACCGGTCTGGATGACCGTGGCGTTGATGTAGCGGGCCTCGTAGGCCATCGGGACGAGCGTGGCGGGATAAGACGTGACGACAGGCTCGCCGCCGTAAACAGGATCCGGAGACGTGATCCGCTTCACAGTAGCGGATTGGCCGTACATGGCGATGAGGCGCTGCGCGGTCGCCTGCAGGCGCGCATAGATCGGGTTTGCCATCCTCCGCCCTTCCTTTTCGAGAGCTAAGCCTTATTTACGCCTCATTGCCGCAAGGCTCTTTGTTCAAGGATCTGGGGGACATGTCCGCCACAATCAGCATCCTCGTGACCATCCTCTTCTTCGGGGTTGTGCTTTATCTCGTGCAGAAGCTTCCAATTGACCCTACGATGAAGCAGAGGGCTCAATTCGTTATTTTGATCGCCGGAATGGTCTCGTTGCTCGGCTCACTGGGCGTATTCTGATCAAGTGCGCGCGATGCCTGGAGCTACACCACCAAAGCACCCGGCCAGACCGGCACGAGAAACGGCCAGAGCAGCCCTTCGATCGTGGTCACGACAGGCGTTGCGAGCGCGACGAGGTCGTCGATATCCGTTGAAGTAGAGGTTGAATACTCGACCTCAAGCTGTCCGATTTTCTCGCGCTTCACCGTTTGCGATCCGGTCACGACTGGCGAAAGGCTGCCTGGGTTCGTCAACTCGAGGAATGCGGCCTCATACGAGGCGTTGATAACCGCGACCGGGATTTCGCCCGAGGGGATCGCCTCGCCGTAATAGGTAGTCGCGCCCGTGCGCGGCCAGGCTCGCTCTTGGGCGTACCCGCCGGTCCTTCGCCCGCTGAACCGAGGCTCATACCGATCGATCACCAAAGAACCGCGCTGACGTGCGGCGGTCTTCTGGGCATCGGTCGTGCCATCGGGAAAGACATAGCCGGCCTCGGTTGCGTACGCCGTGAAGCCGTCGTTCGTGCCGTATCCAGCCATGTCGATCTCCGATGCAAGAATAGGCCCGGCAGATTACCGCCGGGCTGATTGTCAGGGCTGCGTCGCCAACTCTTCGAGAGCAGCGACAATCTCGTCCTTGGTGGACGGGGTCTTTTCGCCGAGCAGCTTCTTGGCAGCCGACTTGAACTGAACTGCACGTTCTGGTCCTTTGCCATTTCGAGCACTTCGAGTGCCGTCTTCGGCCCGTCGCCGTCCTGGTTGCTTGCAGCCTTGGAGACGCCCTCGATCTTGAGGAAGCGAAGGCGCTTGGCCTTTTCGAGATCGACGCCTTCGAGATCGACGTCGCGGGTCTCACCCGGTGGAATGTAGACCGCCCGCCCCTTGGAGCGGACGCCCTGCAGCGCCTTGCTGTTGTTGGTGACCTTCATATGACTGATCCTCCGATTACGGTGCGGTAATTTCGTCGCCATAGGCAGCGGCACCAGGCAGACGCCATTCGGTACCGCCGGTACGGGCGATGATGCCGGTCTCGAAGCCCATGATGGACTTCTGGCGCGGCTGGAGGACACGGCGCGGCATCGGCAGGTGGAAGCGGAGAACTTCCGAATCCCGGCGATACACGACTATGCGTCCGCCGCCGTCCTGAGAGGCATTCGCGAGCTCGCGCAGCGGCTGAATGTCGAGCGACTGGCCCGTTTCCGCCGTGTAGACGTTGTTGCGGCGGATGTATTCCAGGAGCGTCAGAAGGCCGTCGCCCTCGCCGAGGCGGCGGGTGGCAATGAGGCGGAACGCTTCCGGCGGCAGCCGCAGCGTGTCGACCCATTCGACCTCGGAAGTGTTCTCGCGGACGCTGGAGATCAGGTCGTTGATGTCCCGGAGGATCTGGTCGTTGGACTTCGCCGACCAGAAGGTCGAAGAGCCCGTGCCATCCGCGGCAACGTCGACACGCGAGACCTGCGGGTCGTTGACGAAGCCGGTCCAGTTCTTCTCGGTCGTGCCGACCATGGCAACCGAGTTGAGCAGGCGCTCGACCTTGTCGGAAGCCGACATTGCCTTGGTGCCGTTCAGGTCGATGCCGTAAAGGGCAGCCTGATTGACCTCCTCGAGGTTCCACTCCCAGCCGGAGCCGATCATCGCGAAGTCATGGCTGGCCATATCCTTCGTGGCCTGGTTGAAGGGCATGTCGGTACCGGCACCGGAGAGGAACTTCGCCTCGCCTGCCGTATCGACGGTGAAGAACGTGGTGCCGATCGCCCATGCGTTCCCTTCCGTCACGACGGGCACGTGGGCGCCGTAGTTGAAGGTCGGATAACGCCGCTGGTAGATGCGGGTCTCGATGTTGCGCCCCTGCGCGATGACGAAGGGGAACGCGGCCTGCGCATCAGCGAAGGCCTGACGGATGATCTGGTTCATAGTTCAGGGTTCCTTTCGCGAAGCGTTACGCCTGATGGCGCAAGCCAAGGCTGATCTGGACGATGGCGCCGTCGGTGCCCGCTTCTTCGAAGAAGGCATCGGGGATAGCCGGATTGGCGCCGGCGTTGGCAACGTTCGTGTACCGGCCGTTGGCGGTCAGGTAGTAGACCGGGTCACCGGCAGCGACCGTTGCACCCGCATTGACGTACATCGTGCCCATCGTCATGAAGGCGCCGGTGAAATACTGCGGATAGGCGTCGGGATTGCTGGCGCTCGGCGGTACCGCCGGGTTGAGCACTGCGAGCCCGAGGAAGTCGCCGGTGGTGAGGATGGCAACGCCATGATTGCCGGCTCCCCGCTGAGCAGGAGCGCCGAACTTGATCCCGGCCGCCGTCTCGACGGTGCGGCTGACCTTGTTGCACTTCTCTTCGGAAGCGATCTGGCCGGCAAGCCCCTTCGCGGGAGCCGCGCCATAAGTGGTCTGGTAGGTAGCCATTGAAGCGCCTCCTTAGTTGGCCGCTGCAGAGGTCTTGCCGGCCTTCATGTCGGCGACCATCTGGGAATAGGCGTCGGTCACGACCTTGTCGGCGTCGCTGACCTGCGAAAGGCCCTGCTGCACGACGGTGCGGAAGGGATCGGCGCCGTTCTTGCTGGCATCCTCGACGAGCATGTCGAAGCGGGCGTCGATGTAGGCTTCCGACTTGTCGGCGACGGCCGCATCGCCGAGCTTGGCGACGACGACAGCCTTGCGGATTGCGGCATCGGAGAGGCCTTCGGTCTTGACGTCCTTGGCAATCGTGTGCGCCTTGGTAACCAGATCGGCACGCGCCTGGACGCGCTTGTCGAGATCGGCGTCGGAAAGGATCTTGCCTTTCAGGGCATCAATCTCGGCATCCTTCTTCGCCAGCTCGGCATCCTTGGCGGCCAGAGCCGTCTGATGTGCCTTCTCGGCGTCGGCGAACTTGGTGTTGGCGTCGGCAAGGCGCTGCTGGAGCGTGCCGATCACCGTGGCACCCTGGTCGGTTACTTCAACCGGGATGCCATCGACGGTAACCGTCTTCAGGGTCATGATCTTGTCCTCTTTCGGTTTCTGATCACTGGTGAACGGGGCAGCGCCCCACGACCTCACACCGTCGCCGATGCGAGCTTCTGATCCGGCGCGGCCGCGCTGCACGATGGCGACGTGGTTGATCCGGATATCTTTCTGTATGGCGTCGTACTTCTCGCCTGTTGGCGTGGTGCCCGGCTCCCATGCGAGATCGCAGGTGTAGCCGGCGGAGAGCTCGCGCTTGCCGCCCTCGATCTCGCCGATAACTGCTGCGTCCATGACGACGAGCGGGACACGGACGAATTCCCCGTCCCGCGCAATTTCATCCCCGATCGAGCCGACGGCGAGCGCCTTCCAGTTGTCGGCGGTGACGGCCTCGTCCGGATGATCGTTCGTCACCGGCTTATGCGCGTAGCTGCCGAGGCTGGCCTTGTCGAAGACCTGGTCCTCGGGCCGGTAGACCTTCACGACCTGCATGTCAGGCTTTCCGACCTCATGGCCGGCATAGAGCTGGATGCCAGTGCGCGCGGTGCGGACGTCAGCAACAAGGTAGCCGTCGGCGGTCCGTCGCGTGCCCGCGATCGGTGCAAGGTCTGTGAATTTCATGATTGCTCGGCCTCGTTTGGCATAGCCCGGAAGGGCTACATTGAACCAGACAACTTATCGTGGCAGCATATTAGGCATTACAAATGGGGGGCCAACGCGATGAAAGCGCTTTTTTGGACGCTGATTGGCGCCGTATCCTGGGCATCGGTTGCCAACGCGGAAAATACTTTCGGCACCGCGGAAATCACCGTCACAGACTCAGATGCCACTTCAATATTGGCGGTCGGGGCCACTTCTACGCTTGAGGCTGTGGACAGCACTTACGTAATAGGTGGCACGTTCGTGCGAGCGTCGGACGGCGTCCAGACGCCCATTGAAGTGCACATACCCGAGGCAGTTACCGCAGAAATGGCTTTTGCAACTGCCAAGGAGATGGGCATCGATGTGACGCAACGCATCACTGCGCAATTTCAAGCAGGCGAGAACAAAATCAACAAGGCTGTCTATTCGGTGTCCGGTGAACGCTCCGGCTCGATAATCATGACGGATGATCCCATTCCGATCATCGCTTACGTTCTAATCGCAGGTGTCGCACTGGTCATCGGCACCGAAACCGCCTCAGCCGTTATCTGCGAGGGCGAATACAAGCGGAAATACGAGATCAAACCGCTAGAAGGTACTTTCACTTTGGATTCCGAGTGCGTGATGAAATGACGGCTGCGCATTTCGTCATTCACGGCGGATCTCCTCGCCCACTACAGCCGCGTTGTGCTCGGTAGGATCGATTTCTTGCTCGGCGAGCTTGCCGTATTCCTCAATCGCTGCATCGAGGCCAGGCAGCGAGCCGTCCTCGATGAACGTGTTGACCAGAGCATCGGAAACGGCCTCACGCGGGATGATCTCCTGCCCGGTACCGCTTCCGACCAACTGCCGGGCCGCATCGGCCTTCGTCTTGAAGACGTCGGCCTTCTCCTTCTCCGACATGCCCCAGAGCGGCGCCCACTCGTAGTAGATGTCCGGGTCGCGTGAGCCGAGTGCGCTCCGGATAATGCATTCGTCGAGGCGCGCCATAGCCGGCGTCATCTCGACGGTCTGCATAGCCTGCAGGCGGTCGTAATAATTCCGCAGATCGCTTTCGCCGGTGGCGTTCATGCCGGCCGGCGACTGGCCGAGCAACCGCGTGGCGGGAATGTCCGCGGCGCCGGACACGATCTGCAGGAAGGACATGAGTACTTCGGGCAGCGTGGCGAAGCTCGCCGTCTTCTGCTCGTATTCCTCTTCCTTGTCGAGGAGGAGGTCGCCGTTGATGCCCTTTGCCGTGGCAGCAAGCGTGTACCGCTCGAGGATCTTCGCCCGATACTCTGCGTTGCCGAGGTTCTGCATGAAATCTGGAATGCGGATCACGTTGACCTTGGCCTCGAAGACGAGGCTGGCGATGTTCGCCGCGGTACCGTCGGCCTGCTTGATCGCATCGAAGACCGATAAGAGAACGCTGTCGCCCCAGCCGGCATAGGTCGTCGTCACGATGTCTTCGTCCGGCTGTTGGCTGCCGTTGAAGATGACCAGGCGCGACGGGTGAATTTCGACCTGGGCGCCGTCGGCGGAGTTCAGCTGGTAAACCTTCGGCTTGCCATACCATTCCGAAGCCGGGTCACGATCGATCTCGCCGGCCGTGAGGTGGCGGCGGGTCATGACCGTGAGGTATTTCAGACCGCCCTTCCCGATGCGCTCGACGTCGAGCGGCGCCGTCAGGTCCTGGTCGCCGGTACCGATGACGAGCGCAGCGCCGCCCCAGAGCCGCGCTTTGATGCGGGTCTCCAGCAGCTTGCCCATTACGTTCAGGCGCTTCTCTTCCGCTTCGATCGCCTCGATCTGCGGCTTCTTCGCCTGCCAGTCGCGCCAAGCGCGGATGCTGTCGAACGCGGGGATATCGACGATCTTCTTGGGGAGCCACGCGCCCCGATAGGCGTTGAGCAGCTCCTCGTCGGTGAGCATCGGCATCGAATAGACGTTAGCCGCCGCCTTGTCTCGGCTGGTACCCAAGCTGGCGACCATGTTTGTCAGGCTGTCGCGGACGAACGCGATGATGTTGGCCATGTCCGCTCCTAAACGTTCGCCAGCGTGAAGGACGAACCTCCAAGCATCAACTCGGTGAGAGCCCAGACCAGGGCGTCGGCCCGGTCAGGTGAACCCTCTCCGAGGTATCCAGATGGCGTGAAGTTGCACATCTGGTCTTCAAGGTCGGGGAAGTCTCCGACGTGATGAACTTTGCCCTGCTCATACAGCGCGCTGATAGGCTCTGCTCGCACCGCTTTGCCTCGGCTGGCGACGACTTCCTTGAAGGGCGCGGTCTTGTCAGCCGTCGAGACGGTGAAGCGCACCATGTCACCGCCGAAGTTCCGTTCCCCGATGATCCGGTGCGCCTGATGACGATGGTAGAGGTCGACCGCTCGCCTGCCCCACCCTTCTGGTGACAACTGGCAAGTGCCGTCCTCAAGAATGTAGCCATGCCCATCGACGCCGAGGCCGGCGACGACGATACCGATGTCGTCACCCGCGCCATCGCCTCTCGTACCGGAGGGGTCGACGGAAACGACGATGCGCCGCATTTCAGGAGCGCTGGCGACACGCAGGCTGTCTATGCCCGGCATCAGCTTCCCGTCGGGCGCCTTGCGATCCTCAAGAGCCCATAGAGCGCCGCTGACTTCGCTGGCCCATTCTCCGGCCTCGAACCGCAACCTCTTCGCTGCGGACATCGAGGCCAGAACCTCGAAATACTCAGGCGGCAGGTTCTCCGAGTTGTCCGCAGGATTCACCTGCATCTCGGCATAATCTTCCGGCTTGGCCAGCTTCTCCTTGGTGCCCGGCTTCATCTTCGCCCGGAACATCTGGAAGCTCCAATGGAGCTTTGATGGCGGGTTGCAGTCGAAGTAGGCCTTGAGGGCCAGGAACCTCCGTCCAGTCGCAGCGGCTATCGCCGGAGCAAGCTCGCACTTCTGAGCCAACCGAGACATCGCCGTCTCGACGGATGCCCAAGGGATTTGGCTGCTCTCGTTGAAATAGAGAGTGGCGTATTCCTGCCCCAGGATCTTCTCGACCCGCTCCTTGTCATCGAGGCCGGCTATCCAGATCTGCGATCCGTTCGGCAGCTCGACATAGAAGTCGGTCTTGTCAAACCGCACCCGAACCGACGGGAAGCAGAGAGACAGAACTTTCGGCAGGGTATCGGACCAAACCGACGTCTTCGCGTGGTTGAATCGAAACCTGAATATGACGTGCCGTGAACCAGGAGCGTTAATCGCTCGCTGGATCAGCGCCCGGCAGAGAACGAACGTCTTTCCAGACCGAGATCCGCCGCGGAGCATGATGTTGCGCGCCGGGCCGGCAAGAAGGCGATTAGCCTCTCGCTGTTTCTCCGTTAATCGAGCTACCTGCATGGGTCACAGTTCGGCATCCTCTGGCAAGACATTGAGGCTCATGCTCCCAGAGTGCTCGACACGCTCGATGAACATACCGAGGTGCTTGGCGAGCTTCTCCAAGGCGCTGTTCTTGTCCCAGACCTTGATCTTGTGGACGTGCTCGACCTCACCGTCGCCGATGTTGCGGGTCACCACTTCAACCGACGCGACTGCGGCGGCTGTATCGTCATCCCACTCTTCAGGTCGAAGCAGCCTGCCATTCGCATCGAACACGCGGCGAAGATCGGAGAAGCCGATACGGGAGAGCTCTTTCAGAACACGCTCGACGGTTGCTTCCGCCTTGAGGGCGCCCTTGCCTTGGATTTCTGCTACGCGCTCTTGAATGCTTTCATTTGCATTCAAACGTGCTGCATTTCCCCGGTTAGGCTTAAACCCCGCAAGCTGATATGCCTCGTCGGCCGTCTTACCTTTGGCGAGTTCCTGCGCGAACTTCTCGTGCCGTGCGTTCTTTAGGACGGGCATCGGTTAACCTTGGGGATCAAACATGGAAGACAAAGACAAACGATCAGATCTGCACCGGGCTAAACTCGGGATGGCTATGGTATCTGCTTGCTTGGTGCAGACGCTGAATGAGACCGACCCGACGTTTCAGCAGCGATTCCTAAAGCGCATGGAAGCCGCCTATCGCGAACTGAAAGACAACACCGGCGGAGATGTTAAGGAGCAGTTGGAGGCTCTTTCGTGGACGATGGAGTTACTGACGGGGTGGGACCCCATCGGTGGGCGGCAGGCACCCTTCCTTGCCGACTATGAGCCATGACTTTGATGGTGTCGCAGCCTCTACCCTCTCCTGAGGGCACAAATTGAGACATCGGGGAGCCGGGCCATGGGTCCGGCTCCCTATTCAGGCATGCGTGGCTGTCAGGCCCGGTAAAAAATCAGCACCCACGGACACGTGCTGCGCTCGATTACCTGTTGGAGCTCATATCCTTCTGCTGTCTTCTCGTTGATGAAGGCCTGCATGCTCTTGAGGCCGTCTAGGACGATATCGAAGGGCTCGACGAGGTATTCTGGCACGGTGACCTCTTTGGTTTGGGAGTAGCCCGCTCGAAGCGCTTCTTCGAGCGGTAACGGGACTAGTTACATGGGGAGGCTGGCTGAGCGCTAACCTCTAATCGCCTTTTACAATATCTCACTCGCGCTGGCCACCTTGGCTGCAGGCTTTTGTCCAACATACTGTTATTTCATGTGAGGACGAGCCGGCGTCTTCAGACGCCCCTAAGATGAAACGGGGTGGCCGCTTTGTGTGTTGGTTGCAGGCCCGGGAATCGAACCCGGTCTTTCGTGGTTATGAGCCACGCGGCTTACCAGTTGCCCTGCCTGCGTTATCTGAGTGGAAAAAAGGCGCATTTCTCCAATGCGCCGAATGTGAACTTTCGGCAGCGGTCCGGCGAGTATTCCCTCTGTGAGGTCCGCAACTGTGACAACCGCAAATCACTGCAGAAAATCTATACAGCTTGGCGGAGATTTTCAACCTCTACATCGCTGGTAAGACCGTTCAATTCACTGATAATTTTCTGTACGCGCTCTTTGATCTGAGGGCTCAGTGAATCTATAGCCATCTCCGCCTGGTCGATCATCGAGACGCGAGCCTTCCTGCCCTTCGGGAGGATCTTGCGAAGCTGTCCGCGCAGATGCTGGACGCGCTCCTGCCGCCAGCTCTCTCTCCGGCAATGCTGCTCGTAGAGGAAGGCCTGCCGGCGCTCGTGCTCTGCGAAGTACAGGGCCTCGATGGTCGAATCCGGGAATTCGAGCGGGCCATAGTTCGCGCCTCGAAGGAAGCACACGACACCCTCGACGCTCCTGAGCTCCTCGAAGTTCAGCCTGGGCAGGCTGACGAAGGCATATCCGACCAGGAACGGAAACCGCTTCTGGATGAGCTCGTTCGTCCGGTGGTGCTTCAACTCCCTGTAGAACGACGGCATGAAGATGTCGAAGCCGTCCTTGCGGCAGTTCCGCTCGATGATGGATTCCATGCGCCGGCTTTCCGGTAGGCGCTCGTCGGCGGCCGCCATGCGCTGATACCCCGGGGCCGTCCTGATTGCGTACCAACGTGATCTGTTCATGCTTTTCCCTCGTTCTTCTTCGGCAATGATCGAGCATGGTGGTTTCGGCAGTAGCGGCCCGTCGTTTCCGCCGCACAGAACAGGTACAGGCCGCCGGTGTTCAGGGGCCAGCAGCATTCGCCGGCCGAGAGTTGGTGGAGGAGCTTTGCGGATTGAACCCGCTCGGCGTCATAGGCAGTCGCCGGGATCTCCGGTTCCCGCTTCAGTTCCGGCTCCCGCTTGCGAGGCCGCGCAATCTTCGCTTGGCCGGGTGCGCGGGTCTTCTTCCCAGCATCGCCGCGCCACGGGAATAGACCGCGGTTGCGGAAGGCCAGTCCGACAATGACGTTCCGGCTGACGCCAAAGCGCTTGGCGATCTGGGAGGCGGAGAGATCATCCCTCCAGAGCTTTGCAGCAGCCACGATGTCGACGGTACGGTGCTGGATGGTCATGCCGATCTCCTCTTCGACTTCGGGACATCGATGCCAACGCCGGAGAGCACCTCGCGCATACGGGAGGCGGCATCCTCGATCGTGGAGAGGACGGCCACGGGGCTGCTCCAGCTCTCGTGCAATCCAAGCCGCGCCGTGACAGCGACGGCCTTGCAAAGACTCTGGAGATCCCACTCGTTCAGCTTCCTGCCGTACTCGGCCTCCATGGCCTCCAGGAGATCTGTGGCAGCATCTCGACTGCCAACACGACGCCTAACCTCGCTCTCGATCTCGCGCTGCTTCCCCTCTTCCCATTTGGCGCGTGCGTCGTTCACAGCCTTGTTGACGACGGCAAAATCGGCCTCCCCGGCTCGCCGCACCAACGCCGCCACAAATGCAGCAGTTAGCGGCTTTGCCTCCAGCAGCGGCGCCTGCCGCGCCTTCTTGAGAGCGCCGTCCTTGTACCAATAGACGCCCCAGGTTGCCGGCACCTCGTCGAGCTTGACCATGCTTGCCGGGCACACGAGTGACCACCGATGGCAATACTGCATGATCGGCATCGCCTTCTCGGGGTTCTTCATCTCGTTCAGGAAATCGCTCCGACTGACCTTCACCTCGAAGCCGTGGATCTCGTTGCCGGTAGATGGCCAGACGCCCATGGAAATGGCATCCGCATAGCTCTTGATGCCGTATCCGGTCGCGTTCGACACCTCGAAGAACGTCTGATGCGACGGTGGAGAGTGCATCGCGGCTATGGCAGCCTTGACTTGACCAGAGGTGACCTTGTCAGTTGCCTGTGCTTGGAGGTCCAAAAGATCGCTCATGCCGCGCGCTCCTCGTCGGTCGGCTCGACGGCATCGATGTCCATCTCGATCTTCCGGCGGTAGGCCATCTGCTCGGCGCTAAGGTTTTTGGCATCTGGCAGGGACATGATTTTCTGCCAACGCTCGATCTCTTCCGGTGACGGCGGCATTTCTGGTGCGTAGCCGCGCGTCTTCTCCTTTTCGGTTTGGTGCCACGATCGGAATCCCTCGAGCATCTTGCGAACGCGAGCCCGCGCTTCCGGATCCTCTGGGGTGCCGTTCTCTGGTCGCGACAGTTCGATCGAAGCGATGGTATCCCTAAGGCGGACATGCTCTTCGCTGATGAGCCTCTGCTCTGCCCTCACCATCGCCGCCAACTCAGCCGGGATCGGGATGAAGGCTTTGCGATCGATGTTGTATTCGCCACGGATGAGCTTCTTGCAGGTCGTGGTCAGCGCTTCGTGGGAGAGGCCTGCAAGAGCATAGGAATAGACCGTCTGCGCGTCGCCAGGTGCGATAGTCGATGACAGGGCAAGCCCCGCCGTCTGCAAGGTCTTCAGCGCCTTGGCAACGCCATCATCGCCGCACGGGCGAAGGCGTTCCGCTGTAGCGGTAATCTGTTGCTGCAAGGTCGACAACGTTGTCAGGGCGGTCGTCATATCGGTCATTCCCGTTGATGGTCTTGTCGAGTTCTTTGGCGAATGCTTCCTGGTGGAGCTGGAAAGCGGTTTTCTGCTGTACCGGCGGGGATTGCTGGCGTGGCGCCCCACGGTCTTGCTCTCGGGAAAGCCATGAAACGACGAAGCGCTTCATGCCCTTGCTCGTCTTGCGGTTCTTCGGATTGGCGTTGAGCCACGAACGCATTGCCGCGAGTTGCTGGCGAACATTCACGGCAGGGAAAGCCTCGGACCACTCGACCATGTCTGCCTGTTTGATCGGGACCAAGTCGCCATTGACGGTCGGAAGTTCGATCACCGTCGGCGAGGCCGGAGCGGATTTTTCCGGCTCCGGGCAAACATCCGAACGGAGTGAGGATGTATTGGTGTCTGGTGTACTGGTGTCTTTTGTGTTTCGTTTTTGTTTCGCTTCAGCACCTTCCAGTGTTTCAGAATGTGTTTCAGCGTTCTGGTATTTGCTGTAATTACAGACAGTTACGAGCGTCTTTCCTGTTTCAGAGCATGTTTCAATCATGTTCTGACTGGAAAGCAGCTCAAGGAACTGGTGAACGCGCCGCGTCGAGGTCCATTTCCATGCCGCCTGCATCTCGCGGATGGTCACGAAAAGGCTCCCTGCAGGGACAGGCATGACAGACGCACCTATGCGGTGCACGGTGTCTTTCCATGCCGCTTTGGAGATGAGCCACAGCCAGGCTTCACGCTCGCTGAACGGTTCAGCGGCGAACACCTCGTGATCGAAGATAGAGGTCTGGACGCGAATCCACCGGCTCATTCTACCACCACGACTTTTCTGTCTCGTCGTAGCCGGCGAAACGAACGGGCTTACGGGGAGGGTTCAGAGCCGCCATCTGGCATACCGTCGGGCCCAGCCGATCGCGGTTCATCTTCATATTGATGAGGGTGTCGGCCTCGTGTTCCTTGATGTCCAAGGCCTCGGCGATCGCCATCGTGTCGGGCCCAAACTTGGCGTAGGCTTCCAGGAAGGTCACGCCACACCTCCCGGCTCGTGGAACAAACACAGCCCAGCATCGGTTGCGCGATCAAAGAGGAGGTCTGAATGCCTACCAAGCCGATCCCGAGACCCAATGACCCTGAATTCCCGCCAGACATGCCGCCGGATGTGCCGCCAGATCTGCCGGAGCCACCGATCGAAGAGCCAGAGCCCGACGTAGGCCCGGACGAGGTGCCTGGCGAGGAGGTTCCGCAGAGAATGAGCAACTAAGCTTGTCATGCAGCCTCGTCCTTCGGTTTCTGAGCGCCCTCGATGCGCCGGACGGCGATGTCGGCATATTCGGGATTGAGTTCGATCAGGATGCTGCGTAGGCCGAGCTGCTCGGCCACGAGGCCGACCGTGCCGGAACCTCCAAACGGGTCGAAGACCAGACCAGAGGTTCGGTCGAAGGTCTCGCAGATGGGGCCGCAGCCGCTGGCCGCACCGCAACAACCGCAAACGGTCTTGGGAGATCCGGCAGAGAGGCACCGCCGCGCCAATTCGCGCGGGAACGTGGCAAAGTGCGCTTCGCGGCAGCCCTCAATGTTGAAGGTCCAGACGTTGCGGCCATTCCGCATGTCGGGGGTGGTATAGGTTTCGACCCAAGTGCCAGCGCGGTTCTGGCCTGGAGTACTGCCCTTCGCGGGCTTGTACTGGCCATCCTTCCGGCGAGCGTGCGCATTGCCTGTCGTCGGCTCTTTCAGCGCCTCCGGGTCAAAGAAGTACTTCTCGCTCTTAGTGAGCAGCCAGACCTTCTCATGCACGGCGGCGGGTCGGTCGTCGACGGATTCGGGCTTCGGGTTCGTCTTGTTCCAGATGATCTCGGAACGGACCCACCAACCGTCATCCTGCAGAGCGATCGCAAGACGGTTCGGGATCATGCAGAGATCCTTGGGCTTCATGAACCCACCAGCGACTACACGACCGCCGCTCTCGAAGTGCGTTTGGCGATCGCCAGACGAGAAAGCCCCACGCGCCTTCGAGTGCTTCGGATCATAGACCGGTCCGACCGTGGAGAACGGCTTGTCCCGAAAGGTTCGATCATCACTGCCGTCAGCCTTGTAGGCCTCTGCGCTCTTCCCGTTCGGGGTCGCCGCATAGCAGTCGCCATAGTTGACCCAGACGGTTCCGTGCGCTTTGAGAATGCGCCGGATCTCGCGGAAGACGCGGACCATGACGTGAAGATGCTCCCCGAGTGTACGCTCTAGGCCGATCTGGCCTTCGACGCCGTAATCGCGCAGGCCCCAGTACGGCGGGCTAGTGACGACACAGTCGACCGAACCGGAAGGCATTCGGCGCATGGCCTCGATGCAGTCACCAACGTGGATGGTGCAGCGACCGTCGAGGATGGAGCGGACTTCAACCGTCATTTTGCCGCCCCGCGCTTTTCAAGGGCAGTCAGAGACTTATTGCACCGGTCACGCAGTCTAGTGATCACCGCGAGCTTCAGCAGCTTCACGCCGTTGTCGGCCCGGTTCATGCTGCCCTTGATGCGGAAGATCTGAGCTTCGAGCTCGGCGATTTCTTCGCGGATGAGGTCGGATTCGGTCATGCCGCCGCCCTCTGCACTGCGAGGTGGCTGCAGTTCGCCGAGACCAGCGCACAGGCGACCGGGGGCGAGACAGAGTTGCCGACACAGGAGACCTGGACCGACTTCGAGAACTCGCGCCAGACTGGGCCGGCGCCGTCTGCTTGATAGTTCCAAGCACCATCAATGACGTAGTCGGACGGGAACCCCTGCGCATTGAAGAGTTCGCGCGGGGTTAGCATCCGCATTCCGATGTCGACGATTACGAAGGTCTCGCCCGAGATCTCGACTGTGACGAACTCGCGATCGTCCCAGAAGCCGTGCGCGCGCATGAAGCTAGCGACCTGGCGCGCGCGATCGGCCTGCGCATCGGTAAAGGGCGGGACGCTGATAGTCGCCTCGACGTGGCCGTGCCGATCTTTGGTCGTTACCGTCCGCATCGGCTCGGTCTCGTGCTGGCCGTCGCCCGTGCCGTAGTATGCCTGCAGGTAGGGCATGACGAGCTGCGACTTGCCACCACCGTCCGCCATAACCGTCGCTGCAGGATCGTCAACGGCATGACCCGTCGAGGTGCCAAACTGGCGAGCGACAAATGCAGATACGAGGCTCTGTTGGCTTCCCGATTGGGTGATGGTCGCCAACGGTTCATCCGCCGCACGGCCCGGACGAGCGGTCTCGCTACCATCGGGGCGCGGATCCCCATTGTGTTGGGCCATGAAAGCAACTATTGGGCTCTGCGTGCTGCCCCTGCCGACGATTGTCGACAGTGGTTCGCACGCATCATGGCCAGGCTCAAGATAGTTGTTTTGCGCAAGGAAGGCGACCGCAACGCAGCCATCCGCCTTGGCCGTGATCGTTCCGACAGGCTCGTCGCCAGCACGCGGACGGCTTTGCCCTGCCCGGCCGCCACAACCCACCAGCGTCGGCACGATGACGGAATTCTGATCCTTGCTGCTGGCAGTAATGGTGTGGTGCGGATCCGCCACCGAGCGGACGGAGCCGCCTTGCTGAGCAGCGGTCAGAACCGGCGCAATGATGCCCAAAGGCGCTGCGCCACCCGGCCGCTTGATAAAGCTGTTCGCCGTCACCGTTGACAGCGGATCGCGCATATCCTGTCCGGTCGCGCCGGTGTTGAAGCGGATCACCGAGGGGGCAACGACGGCATGGCTGATACCTCCTGCGGTGACGACGCCGTGCGGTTCGTCAATGGGATACTCCCTGCGACCCCCGCTATCGCCGTGCGCGACACTGACCAAGAACGGACGCTCCGCATCAAGCACATAGCGCTTCATGCCGCGGGCCACGCGGGCCATCGTTGCATCCTCGAGCGGTCGCACCGCGCGTAGCTGGTGCTTCGCCCAGATCTCTGCCGAAGTGTCGAAGATCGAGGGGCAAGGCAGAGACCAGTCAATGCATTCAGCTGCGGTGCGCCACGGCAGCTTCCTGCCGGACATCACATCCGGGTCCTCAGGTTTACCGTGAGTGGGCTCAGGCCAGGCAATCGGCTTGCCGTCGAACCGAATGATCACGAACAGCCGCTTGCGGATCGTAGGAGCGCCATAGTCGCAGGCACGCAGCTCGCGAAACTCGATCTTGCCGCCGAGCCGCCGCAGCTTCTTGCACCATTTCTCGAAGTTCTCGCCGCGTCGCTCAGGGTCAGGCATCAGCCCGCGATCGGTCGCGACCAGCGGACCGTAATCTTTGAACTCCTCGACGTTCTCCATGATGACGACATCGACGCGGCCGCCACTCTTCTGGATGCGCTCGATCCAGCCAGGAATGATCCAGCAAAGATCGCGGATGTTGCGCTCCACGGGCTTGCCGCCTTTGGCCTTGGAGAAATGCTTGCAGTCCGGGGAGAACCAGGCGAGGCCGATGTGCTTGCCCTTGAGGTGGTCGAGAGGATCGACGCGATAGACGTTCTCAGAGAGGTGGTGCGTCTCTGGATGATTGGCCCCGTGGAGCGCCAGCGCATCAGGGTTGTGGTTGATGGCGATGTCCGGCGAGCGGCCGAGCGCCATCTCAATGCCGGTCGAGGCTCCACCGCCGCCGGCGAAGCTATCGACGATAAGGGGCGCGCCGACATAGGCGGAGGCCATCAAAGCGCCGGTGCTAGTCTCGCTGAAAAGGTCAGTCCTGAACATTGCGATCCCCCTCTTCTTCCCTCAGCTCAGGCGCGATTGCGAATGCCAAGCGCCGAGCGAACCGCAGCAAGCCATTTCTCGACTTCCGCCATTTCGTAGGCTCGGAGTGCAATTCTCGGATCGGCATAGTAGAAATCCTTCGCCCTGGTCCTGCTCCACCCGAGATCGCTCGCCAGCGCATCCACGATTTCGGACTTGTTTTTCGTTGGCCACTTGTGGGCTGCGGCCTCCCTCACCATCAGCGAAACCTGCTGCGTTGAGGTCTTCTCGACAGACCGCCTGATCTGCTTCGGTCGGTCCGGATCTGGCAGACGTGGGGTGAGAAGTGTTTCGAACACCGCGCGCATTTCCTCGCTCTCCACGAACCACTCGCCAGAGAAGCGCGAGGCCGCGAAAATGGAGTGCAGGTGCTCTTCGACTTCCTTGCCTCCTGGCATGTGTCCGACGAACTCAACGGGGACTGGGACTGTGGCAATGATCGATTGCACCCTCGCTCTCAGGTTGTCGCTGAACCCGATCTTCACGAGGTTGTCTGATCTGAGAACGTAAATGCTCATTGGTCCTCGTCCTTCAGTTCCGGAGCAATGAACTCGACCCAATCAGCGCGCTCTTTTGCGATGCGTTGCCAACGGCGAGCGAGCATCAACCGCATCGACAGAGGCAAGTTTCGCATCCAGCGCAGCCAGACGGGCACGGAGTTCGGATTGTTCACGCTTGCTCTCCTCGATTACTGCCAGTCGCAGTGCGTCCAATTCTTCGCCATCGATGCGGCGGGCCTTGCCTTCCTTGATCGAGCGGATACGCCGGAAGGTCAGTTCTTTCGTCACATGCTTGGAAATGAACTTGTGGGCTTGCCTATAAAGTTCCTTGACGCTCCCGTAGCGGATCTCGGGATACGCCTCCAAAAATAGTTGCTGGGCGCGTAATGTGTCGTTCATTACCTTGTCCTTACTCGACAACTTCTTGTCACGCTTCGACAACACCTTGTCTGCCTCCTGTGCGAATGTCTCTTTGCTTAGGAGACACTGTCATGCACAGGAACTTCACTTCTGAAGGAGAGGACGGCGCCGTTGGCGCGGCTGCCGGTCCCTCCCAGGTCTTTCCGTTTCGAAGGGGCTCCGCCGCAGCTGCCCCTACTGCCGGCGACGTGACCTCGTCGTCGCCGGCCCCTATTCCCCTGGGTGACGCTGTTCGAGCCGTGGTTATGAATTTGGCGAACAAGCGGATCAGGGTGCATGTGTTGCGGCTGGTCCCGAGGGAGGAGGACCAGGACCAGCCGCGTTAAGCGCCTCGGGAGGAGTTCAGCGCTTAATCTTTTCCTTGAAGCCGTTGCGGCGGAATTCGTGTTCAGCGAAGCCGCGAACAACGAGGGTGAGAGCGGCCATCCACAAGACGGCGGCGATGCAGGCGATAAGAACGGACGTGTTCATGCTGCCTCCTTTTTGACCGGCGTCGTGTGCTGCTCGCAGCTCTCGCAAAACCGCTCGATCATTTCGCTTATGGAAAGGACGCGCTCGCACCGATCACAGACGTGGTGCGAAATCGCTTTGAACTGGCGGCGCTGGACTTGGCGTGCTGCCGCTACGGAGGACGATGACCTTGCCTCGATCATGCGACTTCCTCCGCCTGCTCGCGCTCCTGCATCGCCGCCTTGCAGCGTGCGCAGTGCTCTTCCGTGTAGGAAGCGCAGCCAGCCCGATCGAGGCAGTGCGGGCGACGAATAGACGTCGGCTTGGCCGCGAAAAGGGGTGCCCGTTGTTTCTCGTCCGGGCCAGACGCTACGTTTGCGACGGATGCGCGCTCTGCGCTGCTCTTTACATATCCTCCTCCTGCGTTGGCGCCGGCGCTGCTCAACTCAGCGTCAGGGCTTGGGGATGCGGTTCCGCCCTGCGAGGCAGTGGCGATCCCGGAATTGGAAACAGCGCTTTCTTCGGCCCCCCGCGCTGCCAGCGAGGTTTCAACGGCAGGAGCCGTGCCGGCCGAAGCTTCAATGTCGTCGAGGATCTCGCCGGTCTCGGCGTCAAAGCGCTCTTCGCGCTCGATCATGATGTCTACTGCGGTGAGCAGTGCCGCCCTGCCCGCTTGCGTCTGCATGGCGGTCGCGACCGTGGCGACGAGCTTGGGGCTGGTTTCCGCCTCGGGCTCCTCAAAAATGTCGAGCTGGATCATGCCGAGAGCGTGCAGATAGGTGTCGAGGATTGCCTCTTGCTCGGCGCGCTCGTCCGCGTCCTGCTTGCGGATCGAAATGACCTTGCGCAGGATCTTGCTATCGAAGCCCATCGACTTCGCCTCGCCATAGACATCCTTGATGTCGTCGGCGATCGACTTCTTTTCCTCTTCGAGACGCTCAATGCGCTCGATGAAAGCGCGGAGTTGGTCGCGGGCAATGCCGTGTGCGTCGGACATGGTGGCTCCTCAGAACGGAAGGTCGTCATCGCTGATAGGCGGCGACGGCTGTTTCGGCGGGGATGGATTGCGGATGGAGGTGGCCACGTCAGCGCAAGCGTAGTAGCCGGCGCCCCGCGCTTCTTCTGTCCACTCGGAGCAGACGCAGGCTTGACTGAAATAGTCCGCCACGGAGGCGCAGCGCTCGCGCTCGGCGAGGATGGCCTTGGCGATCTCCTCGATCGACGCTTTGCGAAGCCCGGCTGCACCGCCACAGGACTCGGCGCAATTGCAGAGAAGGTTATCCAGCGCCTCTTCGGCTGCCTTCATGATGTCTTCGGGGATGATCTGGGCGTCAGCACTCATGCCGAGACCCCTTCGATGGGGCGTGCGCCGAAGATGTCGGGCCGCAGCAAATGCCGCGAAACTCCGGTGATCCTTTCAACTTCCAAAACGCGCGTCGGAGGGACCTTGTCCCACTGCAACACGGCAGAAGGCGTGATCTTAAGCCGACGCGCCAGTTCGCTGGCGCTGCCTGCCTGCTTGAAAACCAGGGTGAGTGGGAGGGGTTCTGTGCTCATGCCTGATTATAAGCATACCTAGAAAATATATTCAAGCAAAACTTTTATAGACGATATGGGGTTCCATAACTCACATGCTGGCTATGGACACGAAGGAAAAAGCCAAGATTGTGGGTGCAGCAATCAAGCGGGCGCGAAAACAGCGCGGCCTGGTTATGCGGCAACTCGCCGAACACCTCGGCGTGCACGTTGCAGCGATCGGAAACTACGAGAGCGGCAAGAACCTGCCCTCGACCGAGAACCTGATCGCGCTCTCCGATTTCCTTCGCGTCGATCAGGGCGCGCTTAGCCACGGCGAAGTCGTCAGCCTAACAGATGAGCCGCTCGCAGATGCCGAGCGCGTGACCGACCCTGCCCCGCCGCCTTCCGGTCCCTTGGATATTGAAGTCCTCGGAACCACAGCCGGTGGCGACGATGGTGATTTCAGGTTCAACGGTGAACGCCAAGGCTTCGTTCGCCGGCCGCCCGGGCTGATCGGCGTGGTGAAGGCTTTCGCACTTCATACGATCAGCGACAGCATGGTGCCGCGCTATTTCCCCGGCGAGCTCATATACGTTGGCGGCCGAGAGCCAGTACCTGGCGACCACATCGTGATTGAGCTTTTCCCCGAGAATGAAGGGGAAGTCGGGAAATCCTACATCAAGTACTTCGTTCGGCGGACTGCATCCGAGATCATCGTCAGCCAGTACAACCCGCCAAAGGAACTGACGTTCAACCGGTACGCCGTGAAGGCGCTATGGCGCGTGATACCTCTGGCAGAACTTCTCGGCTATTGAGGATATGCGCTTCCACTCGAACGCGCGCTCTCTCGCTCACAAATAGGGCTTGGACGGAAATGCTCTTCCCCGGCAGCCCGTCTTCCTGACAGGCGGAGCAAGTAAGCCGGGCCGACAGTTTCGCCAGCGGCGTCCCGCCGAAAATGCCAGGAAAGCGCAATAACTGGCCGACTTGCCACCAGCGCGCCCTCCCACAATCTGAACACTCGACAGACACGGACGCCACATCTCCCAAGAGTGGCTCGCTCGTAGGCAGCCTCATTCCTTTCTCCTTTGTTCACGTCTTGTTCTCACAATTGATTCTTTTTGCCGAAGAGTCGAGAGGCGTTTTCTAGTTTTGCTTTAAAGTTTTGCTTGAATCGGTTTTCTAGTTGTGCTTATATCCTTTTACAGCAGGACGCTGACGAGAGGACGAAGCAATGGCGATGGTTACCCGATACAGGATTGAAGATGAGGTCGGCCGGGTCCTTACCAACGAATATTTCTTCTCCCACGAAGTCGACGACGCTCTGCAGTTCCGTCGCGAAGACGAGGCTCTCGAAGAAGCCGCCGCATTCCCCGGGACGACCGTCGAGCGCTTCGAACGCTATTCGACCTTCCCCGATTTCTTCCTCTCCGAAGCCGTCTCGGTCGAGCGGAGCGCAGCATGAGCCGGCGTCGGGTGAAGCTTCACGAGCTGTACCGGGAAATTGAAGCGCTCGGCGGCGCTGACGAATGCGCCGACGACGAAGCATACAACGATGCAATCGACGACGTGCTGGCGATCCTCCGGGCATCGGGCTTCGGAGAGGGCTTCTACATTGACCAGCGCGAATACGAGAACCGCGCCCGCGTCTCGGTTGCCGCACAGATGGAGGCAGCCCAATGAAGGACTGCCCCGCCTCCGAGTTCGGCTGCACCTGCAACCGCTGCGCTGTCGATCGCGACGACGATCTTGAAGCGCTCAAGCAGTTCAACCGCGCAAGCTACTCACTCGCCATGTCCCTGATCTTCCTGGCTGCCGTTCTCGGCGTGCTTGCGGCCGGCCTTTGGAATGCCGACCGGGTTCAGGAACTCGTCGCCCACGAAAGGAACATCTGATGGCCATGCCCGACCTTGACTACAACCTTCATCGCCAGACCGAGGCGGCAAAGTCGCTTCTGTCCAGCCTTCGCGACCAAGGCGTTGACGATGACGCCGAACTGGTCGCTGACGCGATCGAGGGCGAAACCAACCTCCTCGAGGCTATCGAAGCTGCCGTCGCCCAGATCGACGAGTGCGACGTCCTCATCACCGGCTTGAAAGCCAAGGAAGAGGAATTCGAGACCCGCCGCAAGTCGATCGAGCGACGCGCCGAGCGCGTTCGGGCTCTGATCGAACAGGCGATGCTCGCCACCGATCAAACCTCGCTAAAGCTGCCTACAGCCACCCTGTCGCTCACGAAGCGCGCGCCCGGCCTGATCGTCAACAGCGAAGCGGACATCCCTTCCCGGTTCTTCGTCGAGCAGGAGCGCCCCGCGCCGAAGCTGGACAAGAAGGCCTTAGCCGCCGCGATCAAAGCCGGCGAGCAAGTGCCCGGCGCAAACCTCGACAACGGCAGCATCTCTCTTTCCGTCCGGAGGAAGTAATCCATGAACGCCATCACGAAATTCGACCTGTCGCCGCGCCAGATCGCGCTGGTTCAGCAGACCGTCGCCAAAGACTGCAACGCCGAAGAGTTCAACCTCTTCATGGAGGTTGCCCGGGCAAAGGGCCTCGATCCGTTCCTCGGCCAGATCATTCCGATGGTCTTCTCCAAGAACAACGCTAACAAGCGGAAGATGACGATCATCATCAGCCGCGACGGCCAGCGCGTCATTGCGCAGCGCTGCGGCGACTACCGGCCGGCGAGCAAGCCAGCCACGTATGAGCTCGACGCCTCGCTCAAGAGCCCGCTCAACCCCCAGGGCATCGTATCCGCCACCGTCTATCTCTGGAAGCAGGACCCAAAGTCTGGCGAATGGTACGAGGTCGCCGGCCAGTCGTATTGGGAGGAGTTCGCCCCGATCAAAGATGAATGGGCGGAGAACGAAAAGACCGGCAAAAACTACAAGACCGGCAAGCAGACGCTGGATGACTCCGGCAACTGGTGCCGGATGCCCCGCCTCATGATCGCCAAGTGCGCCGAGATGCAGGCGTTGCGCGCCGGCTGGCCGGAGCAGTTCACCGGTCTCTATGACGAAGCGGAAATGGATCGGGCGAAGATCATCGACTTGACCGCGTCCGAGATTGTCGAGCACGAGCGCGAGGAAAACCGCCTCAAAGCCGTCGGCGCCTCCAATTCCATCACGATCACCTGGGGCGACAATTGGGCGCTTGAAAATGTGCCCGTCGGCGAATTCTTCGACCGGGCTTGCGAGTTCATCGAAAAGGAGCCGCCGGCAAAAGTAGCGAAATGGCGGGACGCCAACCGCGAGCCACTGAAAATGTTCTGGTCGAAGCATCCGGGCGATGCGCTCGAACTGAAGAGGCGGCTTGAAGCCGCAATTGCGCGGCCGGCGGCAAAAGGCCCGTCTGATGCCGAGCTCCGCAGCCATCCGCTGATGGCGGGCTGACATGAGCGGCCCGGTCCTCTTGCAGTGGAACGGCGAGGCCTTCCAGCCGGCGAACCGGCATTGGGCCCGCGAATGCGACAAGCGTTTCGTGGTCGGCGAGTTCTATACGCTCGCCGAGCACAACGACCGCAGTATGAATTCTCACCGGCACTATTTCGCCGCGGTGAACGATGCCTGGCGCAATCTGCCGGAACAGTATTCCGGCCTGCCCTTCGCCGAATCCGCCGAGCACCTGCGTGCCTATGCGCTGATCCGGACCGGCTACTGCGATGCTCATACGATCGTCTGCAGCACGAAGGCCGAGGCGATGCGGCTAGCCGCCTTCATCCGTCCGATCGACGCCTTCTCCGTCGTCGACGTGAAGGAGGCGACCGTCACTCGGTACGTGGCAAAGAGCCAGTCCATGAAGGCCATGGGCAAGCAGGATTTCCAGGAAAGCAAAACGGCCGTTCTCGACTTCCTCGACGATCTGATCGGGGTTGAGCGCGGCACCACACAACGAAACGCGGGAGCCGCAGCATGACCGAGAACGCCCGTCTTTTGCCTGGAAGCATGTCCGAAGTGGACGCGCTAACCTGCGACGATCCGATCACGAGCCTTATCGCTCGTATGTCTGTCTCCACCGTTCATGAGAGTTTGGTCAAGTTCGTCAACTCGGAGATCCAGCGCCCGGGCGCGAATGTCGATCACATGCTCATCGGCATCGCCGCGTACATGATGCAGATGCATGCGAGCTTCGCCGCGACCTTTGTCGATGCTGACCGCGCCGACGATGTTGTCGCGCAGTTCCAAGCCGTCTTTGACCGGACGTACCGCGAGCACTTCGTCGACAGCGCGAAGGAGTTGGCGGCATGAGCGATTTACCTAACAAGGCCGATTTCATCGCTGACGAGAGGCCCGGAGAATATGAGGCCACCTTCTCGGTGCGCGGCACGATCCGCGTGACAATCAAGGCGGGAAGCTTGGAGAAGGCCAGAGCAAAGGCCGACGCGATGACCCAAGACGAGGAATTCGGATTGGAACTCGACGAGGCTGATGACGTCTCTGTCAATTGGGTCGGCAGGCCGCTCCCCATGTTCCTCGTCACCCGCGACGGCAAGAAGATGAAGGTGAGCCGTCTTCAGCCCGGGGACGTTCCTCGCCAACCCGATGAGCGAGGCTTCTGAGATGGCCGACCAGACCCTGATTTCTTGGGCAGACATGACGTTCAACCCGTGGGTAGGATGCACTCGCGTCTCCCCGGCTTGCGACGGCTGCTATGCCGCTCACCTTATGGAAACGCGTATGGGTCGCGTGAAGTGGGGCGGACCAGGCGTCGGCTCCGGCACCCGCGAGCGGACGAGCGCGGCGAACTGGCGAAAGCCGATCGCATGGAACAAGAAGGCTGCCGCCGATGGCCGCCGCCCGTTCGTGTTCTGCTCGTCGCTCGCCGACGTATTCGACAACGAGGTGCCCGCCGATTGGCGCTTTGACCTTTTCACGCTGATCGAGGCCACGCCGAATCTGGTTTGGCTTCTGCTCACGAAGCGTCCACAGAACATCGTCAAGATGGTCAAGGCCGTTGGCTTCATGCCGAAGAACATCGCCTTCGGCACCACCATCGAGGATCGCGAGCGGGCAACAAAGAACCTCGCGTCGCTCGTCGTCGCCGCAGGCCTACGCCCGCTCTTCCTGTTTGCCAGTTGCGAACCGCTGCTCGGTGATCTTGGCGACCTTTCTCCTTGGATGACGGGCGACCCTCATACTCAACGCCGGTTGGAAGGCGAGCGTTTCGAGCGCGGTATCAAGATCGGCGCAGATGGCTGGGCGAAATTGCCGGCTGTCGGTTGGTGGATCACCGGAGGCGAAACGGACCAGGGCAGCCACAAGGCTCGCCCAACTCATCCCGATTGGTTCCGGAATATCCGCGACCAGGCGCTGGCGCATGGGCTCGCCTACCACCACAAGCAAAACGGCGAGTGGATCGCGGCAACCGAAGAGCACGAATACGACACATCGCGAGGCAATGCCGGCAAACCACCGGCTTTCATCGTGGCCACGGATGGCACGGTTCATTGCTTCGACAACAAGCACGCCGTCGGCGGCATCCCAATGATCAAGATCGGCAAGAAGCTATCCGGCCGCGAACTGGACGGAGTGACGCATGATGCATTCCCGGAGGTAGCATGATGACCGACCGCCCTATTCTCTTCTCCGGCCCGATGGTCCGTGCGCTGCTCGACGGCCGCAAGACGCAGACGCGTCGGCTTTGCAAAGACCAGTCGCCGCCAGGCGTGACGATCATCCGGAAGACTATCCGGCCGTTTGGCAAAGAGCCGTACCACGCATTCGAGCGCCGCACGAAATTCGGCAACTTCGGAGGCGAAGTTCCGGTGAAGATAAGCCGTGGCGACCGTCTGTGGGTAAAGGAAACTCATGCCCGCGTCGGCGACAACGGCGACGACCATATGGCCTGTCCAGATCTGACAAGGCTCGTCTACTACCGAGCCGATGACGTGCAGCCGGAGCTTTCGCGCTGGCGTCCGTCGATCTTCATGCGCAGGCAGGATTCGCGCCTCACGCTTCTCGTCACCGACGTTCGCGTCGAGCGGCTGCAGGACATCAGCGAGAACGACGCTGAAGCGGAGGGTGTCGAACGCGATAGTGATGGGTGGCGTGATTACCTCATGCCGCAAACCCAATGCTGCGCCTCTGCGGTAGATAGCTACCGAACGCTATGGGACAGCATCAACGGCAAAGGCGCATGGGACGCCAACCCTTGGGTTGCCGCCTACACCTTCACGGTCATCAAGCAGAACATCGACCAGATCGAGAAGGTGGCCGCATGATTGCGTCGCTGCGCCTTTTCCAGACCTTAGGTTTGATCCCCGGGGCTATTCTTGCCGGCACCTTGCGTCGGCTTCCCCCGCCCTTTGGACTTGCCGCTTCGTGCGGGATCATCGACTTCTTCGGTACCGGATCCGCCCTGCCGGTCCGGCAACGGAACCGGTTCGAAATCCATATCCGGTGGCACAGTCGTCCGTCGGGATGGCGTATGCTGTTCGGTAGGTTTGCCGTCTTTGGGATCACTCATGGTCGGAGTCCTTTCGTGTCGCGGCTTCAACCGCCCGCGTTCAGTAAGGTTCCGCGCAACTCGGAGAGTGCATAGTGGCCTATCGCATCGCCAATTCCATCCGCCCGGATCCGACGCCCAAGCGCAAGCCGGCGAAGAGCAATAACTACCTGGCATTCATCCATGAACTGCCCTGCTGCGTTTCGGGCCGGTACGGCGTCGAGGCTGCGCACCTGTCTTGCGCGGCTCCTCGGTACGGCCACTACGGTCGCGGCAAGGGCAGCAAGGTTTCCGACCGCTGGGTTCTGCCTCTTCATCCGGACGAGCACCGCCGTCAGCACGGCATGAGCGAAGAGCGGTTCTGGCGCGCGGCCCGCATCAACCCGCACGTGCTCGCCCTCACCATACACGGCCTCTGGACCGATATGGGCGAGGATGCGGCGCCATTCGCAACTGCCATCATCAATCGGACGTTGGCCGACGCCGGCGCGCTCCGGTCGAGGGACGAAGCATGACTGAGAAACTGACGCTTGCCCAACGTGTGGTCAGGGCCGTTTGCGAGCTCGGCGATACTACTGCCCCGGAACATCCCGACTCCCTGCTGGTCAAGGCAGGCGATCTGGAATCGATCATAGACAACCATCTAGAACGGTGGCTTCTGACCGTCTACGACGCTCCACAAAAGAGGGAGGAAGGCGCTTCCACCCCTCCCGCAGCGGCGAATTCCCCGATCACGCCAATTGTCAACAAGAACGGCAGTGGAACGAACAGTGAAACGCCGGAAAAAACCTGCCCAAATGACCCTAAAAGTGGCTCTAAAAACTGGAACATCGCCCCCGCCGATACGGACGGCGCACAGAGCGAAGCCGAGGCATTCGACACGATCGTTGCCGCCCGCAAAGCCTACGTTGATGCGGTAGCTGCTTACAACGCTCGCTTTGAGTTCGTTCGCGCGGAACGGGAGCGTGGCAACTGGCTCAATGTCGATCCCGAATATGCCGCGATGTCGGAAGCTCAATCTGCATTCTATTGCACAGTCCAGGAGCTTGCCGATGCCGCCATCCGCCAGCGCGCCGAGGAGAAGCCATGATCCCCGACCTGACCAACGCCACCCCCGCCACGCGCGAATACTACGCTCTTCCCGAGGAGATCCGCACGGTAGCAAAGGCTATAGCCGGTCCGCCTCGGCCGATGACCCATATCGAAGTCCTGTTGGCGATCGGGACGGCGATCGCAAATGAGCGGGAAGCGGCGAAGAGAGGCGAAAGATGAGAGAACGTCGCCAATCCCTCGTTCCCCCAGGCAGCTGGCCGCCTCGCATGTCCGCTGACATGGCTGCCGGGTATTGCGGGGAAAAGCATGTCGAAGATTTCCTCGAGCGCGTCGGAACGACCTATCCGAACCCGCGCATCGTTGACAGCACGCGACGGAAGTTCTGGTATCGTGAGGATCTGGACCGGGCGATGAACCTCGGCACATCGACGATGTCCTCAGGATTGGGAGCGAAGTTCCGTGAAAAGATCAGGGAAAAGCGGAACGGTGGAACTGCCTAA